CAGTTCCATCGCTTCAAGGATGCTCCCTTTGGTGTCAATTTACCACCTTTGCTGGTCGGGCCTTTGACACCGCTCATACGAGCGCAAAACGACTTACGACGCTTTGCTTTCTTTGAGCCGGGCTTGAGTTTGCTTGGCTTGGTTGTCACAGGAGGTTTGAGGTTTGCGCCACTCTTGCGCTTGGCGGCGGCACGACCCTTAGCGTTCAGTCCACCCTTTTTGCTGTGCTTGTTTGGGTTGTAACCATGAAACGGTTTTTCCTTCTTGGCTTTCATCACCGCAAAGGCCAATTCAGCGGGAGAACAACAATCACAAAAATCATAATCCATCACGAAGCATCACCACTGTGGTCATTTGAATTGTAGGTTACATCCCCTTTATGTCCTTTTGGATGTAGAGATTGAGAGAAGCGAGGCTGGACGGTATAATCCATGCGTTCCTCCTTGCTTTCACCCTCTTGGTGCGTGCGTCGGCGTGATGCGTCAGCACGGTAGTGTTGCAGGGTATTCTCGCTGATGATAACACGGGTAACTTCGTTGTCCAACTTGGACGAATCAAATGTTGACTTGGCGGTACCAAGGATGTTTGGTCCGGTACTGACAGGTGTGCTGTCGTTGGAAGAGATGTCCATGACATACAATGGAGCGTAAGGAGGGTTACCATCGGGATTGGTGGACCGGATGTAGTTACCACTGGTTGCACGACCACCTGTAATCTCGTAAGCATATGCACCGTACTTACCGCCTGCTGTAGTGGAGAAATAATTGCTCCCGAATTGAGGTGATAGGGCATTCAAGTTGTTGTTGGGTCGGAACATCTCAATGTGTTGCTTGTCCAACAAACGGACAGGGCGCAACATGTAGGTGATGCGCTTGTCCGTGAAGTTGGTTTGGTCGCTGGAAGCATCAAATATGCTGGTTTCGTAGGGGTTGGCGGTCTTGTTACTACCATCAATGCCACCCCAACCACTATCGTCAATTGGTTGCACGAAATTGCGGGTTTCAGCGAGATATGTACCACCCAGTGGATTGAAATTAGAAGTGTGTGAAAGGCGCATGACGCCACCCTGTGGCTGTCCGGTGAAGTCCACAGCATTGAGGTCATAATTGAGTAGTGTTTGAGAGCCACCTTCATGCCCGCCCTGCACGATAACACGCTGGCCTACACCACGGTCGGTGTGCAAACTGTGAGCCTCGGTGTTGATGGCGATGAGATTGTCATCAACGCCCTCTACATTCTCGGTGTCAAGACCGATACGAGGGGCACTGCGGCTTACGGCATCCTTGTGAGGCGAGTCACCGCTCACCGTTTCAACACGGTCGCTCACCACTGCTTCGGGCTTAAGCAGACCATCCTCAGCGATGTCAAGGCGTGCACTGATACCACGAGGTACCTCATCGGGTTGAAGTACATCGTTGCGTGCACGGATGTAACCATCGTTCATGTTCGGCTCAGCGGTGTGATGCGAAAGCACCAGCCCCGTGGCATGATAAGGTTCGTCAAGTGCGGTGAGTACATCTTCATTGAAAGCGGTTGGATAACGCAAACCACGCCCGTGTCCATCGTCACCTACACGGTGAGCATTGGTAGGCATGTACACATCCACCAGTTCAGTGGCGTCGTTGTTGTTGGTATCGTTAAGGCGACCACCAAAGCGTGGAAGTGTTACACCCGACGCTACACTCACATCTTTACTCGTGAAATTGATTACACCCTTTAGGTTTACAATCGGGTCATCAGTATTGACTAAGCGTTCAAAGGGTGATTTATTGTTGGTGCGGTCGTATTCGTATGCGTCACCTGCATCCCACGCTGGACGAATACCAAAACCACGAACTGGGTGGCGGCGAACATCCTCGCCACGGGTGTTGCCCCACCAATCAACAAGATAGTAATTGATAGCCTCGTCAAGATTGGCGATGTCCTTACCTTCAGCGTCACCCCACCAGTCACGAAGGACGGTGGATTTGTTGCGTAGCGTGCGAACAGGGCAACCGAATGGACGAGCGACACGCATACCGTCACTGTAGCGCACTTGCCATTCAGTCTTGTCCACCCCAAGCATACCACTGAAGTTGGTTTGCCGTTCCATGATACCGATTTGTGTGTTGGGGTAAGTACCGTTGCTCAATCCGTCGCCACCAGCGTAGGTCCAAGTTTCGGTTTCGTCTTGTACCAATGGGCCATGGGGGTAGCCGATGCTGAGTTTGTCAACTGCTGGGGTGGTGATGGCGGCTTCACGGAAAGAACGCATACCATACAATGCCCACTGAGGCTTGTTGTAGGGTTGGCGTAGGCCAATGCGGTAACCGAAAGGTCGGGTGCGTGTTGGGTTGCTGATACCATCGTAAGAGGTCTTGCTCACGCCGTTTTGAATGTTGTATGTTCCATCATCATCACCGTCAACCCAAACAGGACCATCAAAGGTGTATTCTCGTGGGAAGTTCCATGCGGCTGAAACATAACCGTACCCGTCAAGACGACTCACCAGCGGCCCACCGCGGCTTCCACAAGGCCAGTAGTGGTTGAGGTTGACCTTGGTGCTGTCGTCAGTTGAATCCCACTGTCCACCCTGTGGGTCAAAGCGATTAGCGATAACACCAGTTGTCCCGTATGTGGTGTCCAAAACATCAGCAGTTTCCATTGTACCATCACCGTCAATGAGAATAGTTGAGCCAATGCGGATTTCCCCATTTATTGCCTCACTAACCGTTATCACCGCTGTAGGAACACTGTCACTCGCCACAGTATAAGCGACTCCATCAACAATAATTTTGGAACCCACTGCAAGGGCGTAACCTCTTAATTCCGTTGTGATTGTCTTGGCAGTTGCGTTAAACGCTGTAACTATTGCAGGCTCACCATAAGTGTCTATTATCTCATACGGGGGGCGGGGTGTCTTGCGATGGAAGGCAAATGGCCCAAGGCTGGCGTAGTATGACGCATCGTGATAGTGTACCGTTTCAAAGTGTTCGGGCATACTATTGAGTGGCTTCTTGTCACCAGCACGGTCACTGGTTGGGTTCAACCAAGTACGAGAAGCGGAGTCCGAATAGTAAGTATGAGGGCGACCGAGATTGGGGTGCCACAGGCACAGGAAAGCATCAGCCATGTGCAAACTGTTCGTGTCACGGCTACCCTGTAGCATCTGCGGTAAGATACGGGTTACCATGCTGGTCTTGGAGTCTGTCAAAATAGCACCAGCGGGTTGGAAGTCGTATGGGCGGGTAAGGCGTAGTTTCGTTCCGGTGTTTAGATTGCTCGTGAAATCATTGTTTGCAACGATAGTAAATTGCTTTGGTTCATTCATGTTCGTGGCGTCATACCCACTGCGCTCAGTGTAAGTGTGTGTGCGTCGTACACCGTTTGCATCGGTGTACTCCAACTTGTTACCGTAATAAGGCAATTGTGGGAAGCCACGAGCATCGTCAACCGTAATGGTGGTTGATGTAACGCTTACCACGGTGCACACTGGGTTGAGGCTGATGTTCTCAAGCACCTCGTGGTACAGGTCGGGGTACAGGCTTGGGTAGCCCGCAAGCGTGATTTGACAGGCGATGCTACCAGCACTGGCTCGCAAGAACTCGTAGTAGTTGTCAAGGCGGTGGTGGCTGAGATGACGGAAGCCAGTGGCATCAGCGTGGTCGGGTCCATCCTTGTGTACAATACTCCACCATGGAATGTTGGTGGTCATACCGGGTGTAGCACGAGCAAACATTTGTGGTTGGTAAGGCAATGACCGCTTAACGAATGCTGGACTTTCCGTACCCTGTACACCCAAGGAGTTGTACAACATCAGTGGTGGAATGTTCGTGAATTGGCTTCCGTGGTCGGGGTCTTGGTCAATGATGAGTTCGTTGATGAAGACTTCACAACCACGCACATCGGCCACTGTAGCCTCCGCCAATACCAAAGCCACCGCCCCTGTTGCGCTATCGGCTTCACGCAAACCAACAACAAGTGCTACCTGTTGACTGGTCAATTCCTTAACCGAACCATCGGGGAACCCAGTCGTACTGTTTTGATGGAAACCGATAAACTGCGACTTGTGCATATTGGGTTGAATGACAATTTGGTAAGCACCGACTTCGGATGGGTCGGGGAAGTGATGGCGCAGGGTGTACGATGCGGCGGCTTCCAATACGATGGAGTGCCCACCAGCGGCATTGATGACCCCAGCCTGTCCTTTAGATGCCAGTACACCGTAACCATCGCTACGAATTTTGGACTCAAACATCAGTGTAAACGCACCGCCGTGAATATCACTGGGGCCGCTTGGTGTGGCTGTTAAACTGCTGAAAGTATGCAAGGTGTCGTAGCCGTACAACTTATCGTTAAGGGTAGTTGAAATATCACTCTTGAGGTCATTAAGTCCCTGTTCTTCCATGAGAGAAGTTTCGTGAGCCTTAACGGTGGCTGAACGGATTGCTCGGTGTTTGTCGTACACACCTTGGTATGCGGGATGAGCCAAGTGACCGGGTAACATCGCCATGGTTGGATTTACGAAGTGGTGACCCATGCGAGGTAAGGCGAGTGGACTCATCTTAGGTTGAGCATACACGGTGTGGCAAAGCGTGTCAGTGTCAACGAAATTCGTACCGTAAAGGGTGTGAAGCATGTCGGGGCTGTTACCGCTCACTTCAGCATGGTCACGCAGACGACGAGCGGCGAAGAAACGAGTGCTACCGGCGGGAATGTAGTATGACGGTACAACCTTGAGCGAGGTAATGGATGACTTGACCAACTCAGCAAAGTCAGCATCGCCTACGCAACCTGTAAATGTAGCACCGCTGATGCCCGTACACGATGCAACACCACCACGGTCGGTCACTGGGTCATACAGTCGCAGGAATCTGCGCCCGTCACGAATTGTTTCATTAAACAACGATTGGTCCACTGTAGCGTTCACAGTCAGCGTGCCACTGCTAAACGAAACAGCGGTCAAATCGTTATTGGTGATACCGTTAGCATGAGTGTAGTAAGTTGGGTAACGGTGGCTGTGAGTGTTACCATTCTTGGTGATGTGGAAGAACAGGGTGCGGTCGTGCAGTTCGTATGAGGTTTCCAACGGGGCGTTACCCGTTGCTGTTTCCCAACCCGAATAAGTAGGGTCGGGGAAACTGGACTGACTGATGTGTTCCCAATTGTGGTCGCTGAAGGTACCACCACGGCGTGGACCTTTCGTTTCATCAGTGAATAAATGTTTTGTACTGTCGCTTGATAGCGGGCGCATCATTCCGCCAGTACCCATCGTTTCGTTTTGATAGGCTTGCAAGCGGTCAAACCCTGCACGCACCAGCAGATTACCGGGTATGCTATCGGGGTTGGGGAGGCGTACTTTGAGATTAGGCTCCACACCGCTTCCAGCAGTAGCAGGTGCAAGACCTTCAGCACTACGGTCGGAAATGGGGTTGAAAGTGCGGATAATCGTCCCAAAGGGTGAACCACCCTCAACGATATGTACTTGGCCGGTGTCATCTTCCACCTGCATTTCCTCAAATTGTGCTTCCTCGTTGGGAATGGCCAACACATTTCGCAACTCATCGGGGTGACTGGCGGCAATTTGCGGGTGAGCCAATTCTTGCGCTTGAATGATGGGGAACATGGCACTGTTCGTCGTTTCAAACGAAAATCGGTTGATACCGTACAGTTTCTCACCCATGGTGTACGGTGTACCGCTGTCAACCCGTGTCACGAAAGGTACGGCACCAAGACCACGGGCGTTGACCGCAGGGAGGGAGAGGTTACCACCATCCATACGCTTCCATACGACATGTTCTACGGAGAAATTTTTGGCTGGAGAGCGTTGATTCATCTTGAATGCGTTGGTGTTGCCCAACCAAAAATCATCGTCCTCAGTATAGCGGTCTAAAGCCGCATTACCGAGTGTGAAATAATCAGTAATACGATTGCGTTCAACAGCGTTTGCATTTTCCAAGAAGAAACTACCGGGGCTTTTGTCAAGGTCAAAGAACAAATCACCAGTCTTTGCGAAGCAGGGTTCAGCGTTGTACACGCTGTTATCATCGCTACCAATGGCGGTGTGAAAATCATAAGCACCTGCTATGATGTTGCTTATTGGTAGAGTTAAGTCCATCATGAGGGCTTCAATGTTAGGCCCGCCGTGAGCAGGGGCCACAAATCGGTCAACACCGTGCACACGCTCGTCCCACTGAGTGGTACCTGCGAACTTGATAGCGTCAGCGGCGGCAGTACCGCCAGCGGTCTTGTTGACCACCGCAAGCCAGTCACCTGTTGCCGTGATACCGTCACGGTCATGCTTAGCAACAAGAGACAACTCACCTTCATACGAAATCACAAGGGATGCTTTGCTGAACAACCCCTGCGTGCTGTGGAGGGCACGGGGTACTTCGTTAGCATCAGTGATGTGCAAGGGTTTGACTCCATAGGAGGAACCATCGGACTCTTGGAAAGTATAACCCGATGGTTTGTAATCATCGTACTGCCAAGTGTATGGTGTGGTCAATATGGTATTCGTTGTACCATACCCGTTGATGGGTCCACTGGCTTCGGGTCCGTGCTTGAATGGATTAAAGTGAGGTAAATGACTGAAAGTGCTCATCACACTGGATGCTTTGCCGTAGGGTGAGAAGCCTAACATCGGGTGCCATGCACCCAAACCTGCACCATAGCCCTCCGTGCCTACCTTGAGGGAGTTGAGGTACGAGTATCGCTCACCAGCCCACCCTACGGCACCCACGGGGCGAGTGCGGTCAAGAGCATCCACCAGCCCACTAAAGTGAACACGGGTCATGTGGTCACGAGTGCTGGCATTCTCGTTGTTGTAGTAGTGAACACCCGACTTGCTCCATACAAAGACCTTAGATGCTGAACTTAATTGCGGCCCAGTGAGTGTAGCGGAGGTAGTTTTGTCTTTCCAAGTTTGAGTATCTTCCATTGCCCCTTGACCACTAATTTTGTTAGGTGCTAACCAAAATCGCACGGTCCATGTACCGCTGTTGTCATACACTTCACGAGAATGATATGCACCAAAAGCACCACCGCTTAGCCGTCCGTCATCGGTACGAATCCAACCCGATGCTGGTATTTGCTCTAACTCATCTTGCTTATCACCACTACCGATTGTGGCTTCCACATATGCCACACTGGTGGGTGTAGTACCCAAATCCGTGTAGGAACCACCGTAACTGTATGAACTGAAGGTGAGTTCTGTCCAACCGTAACGGTCTTGCCGTTGGGCGTTACCCATGCTGGGCATGAAGGTGCCACCCATAGCCTTGAGAGTACCTTTACCGGGATTTTCGTTAATGGCTTGTCCTATGATAGTCGCCATCTCTTCACCGTTTTGACATCGTGTGCCGTCCACTACAATGATTTCACGGTCAAAGTCTGTAGCAACCTCAGCCAGTGCGCCTGCCAGCACCTTCTCAGCCATAACACCGGAAACCCGGAATGCAGTAGGGTGAACAAGATTTCCGCTAATTTTATCCAGTTGGAAGTCGCCCTTTTCCATGGGTGGATTAAATGCCATTTGATTATCAAGCCACGAGCCGCCGGGGTGGTAACCACCATCCATGTGGAAAGTCATGTCGGCACTCATCGCAATACCGTAGTAACCAATAGCGCAATGTTGGTATGGATGCGCTTTACCAAAGGCTGACTCGTTGTTGCTGTTGACGGTGATGTTGATGTTACCGAAGTGTTCACCGTAGTGATAACCATGTTCAAGACGCTGACCCAATCCGAAAGAAGAAGAAGTATCGGCTCCTATGTTTGGAATACCTTGGGCCGGTGACCAGTTAAGCGTTGTATGGTAATTGAATCGGTGACGGTTGGATTGATAAGTGGTGCTGGGTGGGCCGTAGTCACCGTCGCTGTTGGTGATTTCATTGGGTAAGTTTTGACTGTGAGGTACCTTACTCCAAGTATTACCTGTCGTAACAACATAACCGGGGTGAGGCTCCTTTGCCCCCAGCGTACCAGTGCTGGTTTCGTTGAAGGGGAAGGCTTGACCGGGGCCGTAAATGAGGTAAGTAGTGAAGTATTGCGTGTTGTTTTTGTGGTCCGTATAGCGTGCCGTTTGATGCGGCATACGCATAACGAGGGGTACAGGACGCTGGCGTACAATACCTGCCAAATAGCGGCTCTTTACATGGCCGGGGAGGGCCGTAAGGGTTGCAAGTGTACCCACATCAATGTCGGGTGACAGCAAACTGTCTTGATTGTAAGCCGGTGGGTTGATGCTACCACGGTGTTGGTCAAGGAAAGGCGTACCGGGGAAGAAGGCGAGAAGTGCGTTGCAATCTACCAGTGCATATGCCGTGCTGATTTCGTTGGCGTTTTGGATGCCTGCGGTGCCAGTAGGACCAGTGGAATAGGGATGGGTATAGAATGACGAGTAATCGTTTTTTGAGCCGTCATTGACATCCAGCACGACCCCACTAAATCCACCACCGAAGTACAAAGGTACACTGTGGTCTTTGCTGTCCTGTCCTCCCTTGAAGTATGTGATTGGCTCACTTTCAACACTACCGTATAGGCGAATACCCGTGAAAACATTTTGATTTTGTACGGCAAGTAATCCGTCGTCGGTTATAGTGCTTACACCTTCATACTCGCCTTTCCAAGCCTCATTACTTTCCGAAATATCCACTAACAGTTTGTCAAGGCCACTTGCAGATGAATCTTGTAATGATGTTCCAAGTGCTTTCTTTAGTGTACCGTGATAAATGACTGTCTTATCACCATATGAAACAAGCCTGTCCCTGTTGCTACCACTGATACTGAGCGCATCACTTTCAAAACCCGCTGGAATTAAAATCGCCGCTATTGAATTAAGTAAGGTAAAAACGCCTGTTGAGCCGTTAAAAGAATCATATATCACAGCGGTGTTGTCAAGAGCAGGAGTGATGTGGTCACCACTCTTCCTTGTAAAACGAATACCCTTGAGATTATTTCGCCAGCGAGAAACAGGTACAGGGTCATTGTAAGAATCAACCAGTATGGGTGTAGGTGTGTTTGTATGGAACCCACGGGCCTTTGAAGTAATTTGTAATACCGTGTGAGGAATGTAACCGCAATCAATTTTCTTATGGTGGGTTTCTATATCATCATCCGAATATGGCTCGTTCACTGCTGTACTACCATCTGTTACAGTCCACGAAGAACCCGATTGGATTAAAGATTGATATTCTCCAAACTCTAAATGTGGAGCGGCGATTCCCAAGTCTTTGTGTACACTGGCTGTGAACATTTTAGAAAGTGAACGAGCACCCTGTTGTGGGTTGTGAGCACGGATTTTAATTGCGTCAGCCGCAACTCCCCACTCACCAAAAGTACGCCCATCGGGTGCATACATTTCTCGGCAATTAAATGAAAATCCCTCCTGTATGTTAGGGTTTTCCAAGTTGACGGCGGCGGCGGTGACAGCGGCCAACAATTCATCGGTAACCAGTGTCGTCATGTTAAGTCGTGGTGAAATAAGTCCACGAATGATGTTGTTAGAGGTGGCAGGTAATTGTTCAGCACCAGTTCCCTCAGTAGCCGCACCACCAAATGTACTCAAATAGTGAGAAATAGTGAAAGAAGAACCTCGCACTCCATAAAAGATATGAGTACCTGTAGCATCGTTTTGTGTTCTGCTTTCATATGAAACAGTATTACCCAATGACCCTATGTATGTCAAATCTGAGTCGTAAATTGGGTCTGTAATTTGCAAAACTCCATTTTCCCTTGGGAAGCCAAGATAACCGAGAATGTCATTTATTGCATCAAAATCGCTTGTTGCGGTATCAAAAGGAGCCTCAAGACGAATCTCAATAGTGCTATCTGTGCTATCCCACTTAATTTGCGAATCAACACCAATAGAGGGTGCGTACATTCCTCGCCATTGGTTTCCCCTCCACAGTGCTTCTGTCATTCCACTTTCTACTGTGAGGCGACCCGTACCATCACCAGCACCGAGCATGTTTTGACCAATGGTAAATCCACCTTGAGCGACATCTCTATCATCAAAATATACACAAATTTCTTCGTCAATTGTTGAAGGAATTGTTGTTAATTCGTTAGCAAAGGGAGAGTTCATTTCACGATAAATTAAACGAATACCATATCCAATACCACGATGGTCAGTAAAACGGAAGCCATACAACGGGGCATCGCCAATCTTTTCATCAAGTAGTTCAGTGCTAAGAATATGATTCGTGTAGGAACCATTTGCAACAGGTGAAGTTCCGCCGGTCAAAATTGTCTCGTTGTATCGCTTGTTAAACGACAAATCTCCTTTTCGCCCAAGGCCATATTTACCAGCGATAGGTGAAAAACCCGGTACACCAGTTTCTACCAAACCACCAAAGTTAATTCGTGCAGTGGCCTGTTTTCCAGTCCTCAAACCTTTCACAAGCGTAGTTGAAGGGCTTTGTGCTTCAAACGACTCATCGTTTACACTGTTGTGAGAAATGCCCCCAAGATGGGCAGAAATGTTACGACCGTTTGGGTTGGTTGTTTTGTCCCCTCTTGAAGAAACATCATGATTACTCGTGAATGCTTCATTGGGTTTTTCTTGTGGAACAAACTCCCGTAGAGTGGTAACGGGTGCAAAGGGTCGCCCGTCTTTGTTGAGAGGCATTGGAGCAGGGTGCATATTTTCGCCCAAGATTTCGTCGGGTTGCGCCCAAAAGTTACGGAATCGGCCACCATGACCAATAAGGAACTGGGGTTGATACGAGGATTGACCCTTGCTGTTGTCAAGCCATACGCAGAAATTACGACCCGAAGCACCCGGAATAGTGGAGTGAATGACAATGCTGTAACCTTCGTTACCATTGATGTCTTCAACAACACGCCCCAAATGTGCTCGTACATACCCCATGTGAGAACCACGGTCGTGGGTATCAAAGGCTATATCACCGTACCAAAACGGTGATGGGTCATATGTGGAACCAGTGGCGGCGAAGTCAGCATTGATGTGTGCTGAAGTGGGGTCTTTATTTTCGTCACCTATGTCTTGTCGTACACCAATGCGTGTAAGGTCAAGCCTTTCACTCTCACCGGGGTATTGCTGAGAAGGCCGACGAGCATGGGTGCGTCCTTTAGGTGCACCTCCTTGATTGATAATTCGCACTAATTCACGAGCCGCCGCTTCAATGTCAGTGACTCCTTCCTTCACACCAACCTCACCCAAATCAAGGGTCATGCGACGAACGAAATCCATCTGTGACCAATGTTTGAGATGTTGCAGGCGAGACTCTTCATGGTTGACTAAATCAAGATGGTTACTTCTCTTACCCTTCAAACAAAGGAAAGCCGAAATAACACGAGTGCCATCGGGCGTATCAAATAAGGTACTACTGTCTTTGAAAGAATGTGTATTTGGGTCTTTGGACAATCTATGACTTCGTAAGGTGCTAATAAGAGAATCACCAGCCCTTTCAATTCGTACAGTTTTATGCGCTTGATTGGCGTAATAAACTGAGGCTACGGCTGGTTGTACTCTTGGAAGCGTACTGTCACCAACAGTGTGTGTGTTGGAAGTTTCCTCATGAAAGTAGCCAGTGTGTACAAAGTGCCCGTGTCCTTTACCACGCACGAATGGGTTTGCACCTCGTGAAGACGGGTCGGTAAGTGTATATGCCCCGCCCCCCATGTTCGGGGTGTTATGGGCATAAGCACTCTCAATGAACTTGGACTGTTGTGTTGAGCGTAGGTATTTGTTTTCCGAAGGAAAACCGTTGGCTACATCCAACTGAGTCGTGAAGTAGTGCGGTGCGCCCCCGTTAATACTCACGAGGTGCTTGTCCAACTTGATGGTACCTGTGGAGTGGGCAATGTCACGAGTATATCCCAGTGTGGGTGTTGCGGCACTGGATTGTACCTGCATGTGCAAATCATGGAATGCGATGAACTCACGGTCGTGGGCTACATCAAACAATAGCACACGGGCATTACCGTCAGTGGACAAATATGGGTCAATATAGGCCACCGTAGGTGCTTGGCTTGCATCCAACCCCATGGCCTCGTAATTCATCTCCATTGTCTTGTTCACATGCTGAGCGAAGTTTTGTGCCGTTTCAAGACATGAATCACCAATCAAGAAGTTTTCAAGAGGGATTGAATCTCGTGGGCGGTCAGCCAGTGTTCCCTGCCCACCGTTGAACCCCTTCCATACAGCCGCCTCGTTGAATACACCACGACTCTTTGCGAACAAACCCTCAACAGCGTGGGGATTGTTAAGGGTCATGTTCATCCATACGGTATCACCATTACGCAGACCTCCTTGTGCGTATGGGTACAACCAACTACGGTTAAGAATAGCATCAAAGTCTTCAGTAATCACCGAGTTAGCACCAATGCGTACACGGTCATTAGCAGAAATACCAACGGCGTTGTTCGCTGTGAGAGTAATTTGAGTGTAAACACCAGTAACTTCGTTGGATTCAACCGCACTCACCTCACCAACATATTTAATGTTCAATGTACCTGTTCCGGTTTGTTTGTACAACTTGTCGCCCTTTCGGATGTTTACACCTACAGTATTGGCGTGTGCAAACCGTTTGCTACCGTTGGTAATGTTGAGTACAGTGGTGGTGCCTGCTGAATAGGCCGTTGGAAATTCCCACCGTTCGTCGGCAGTGGTAGGGTAAAATGTAGTTATCGCCCTTTCACTTAGGATTGCATTTGCAGGGTCACTCAAACCACTCAACGCACGACCATATTTCTTAAGTCGCAAATTAACACCAACAAAATCACCAGCAGTAAATGAAACACCATCGGGTATCACCATGATAACCGAATTGGTACCAGCAGTGTTAGTAACACGCCCATAGTAAAAACCTTCAATTGGAGTGTCAAGCATAATTTCACTAATAAACAAAAGGTCACCTTGCTCAAACGAAATTGCGTTTGATGAATCTTTAGTAAAAGGTGCATCGGGGAATAGGGATGCGTCTTCAAGAATCAACTCAAGTTGTGTCCCACCACCTATCGCACTTTCTTGTGTCACTTGCAAGATTTTTGACGATGCACGCTTACTCACTGTTCGGGGAGCGTGTGGGTTAGCCAACGGTCCGGCCTTAAACTCTACAGCCGATACATACTGGCGCAAACCGTAGTCAAGATTACCACCTTGTGTCATCACATTCGCCATATCGTGATAAAACGGAGAGCGACCCTCATAATCCGAGGAAGGGGTATCACTATCCGAACTTAACGGTATGAGAGATTCATTTCGGGAATCCACAATATAAATCCTTGAACCTACAATCGCATTAAAGGCAAATGTGTCGGAAACCCCTTCGTGAAAACCACCATTTGAGTTATATGGTATTTTCAAGTAACCATCTGTTGAAGGGTCGTTGACATAAAACGCCCAATCTTCATCATTGACAAAAACTCTTCTAACTCGTCTTACATCCTTTATTCCACCAAAAGTACCAGTAGTGGAAGCATCGGGGAACAATTGAGGGTGAGATACATACAGATAGTAAAAGTTCCCTACAACCTCAAACTTTGTAATCATGGCAGAACCTACATGTTCTTGGCTATTCATTGTGTAACTGTATGCTGAAAACTTTGTTTTGTCAGCCGCTTCAATGTCATTCGCACGCCTACCCACAGGAGTAGGGTTCCATGTGTGGGCCGTGTAGGTCGCATCAACATGGAGTTTCATACTGTTGTCGGGGCCGGGGAATATACCGAGTTCGGTATGGTCAAAGAACTGCTGAGGGAAGACGGGAATCTCCACCATAGCACGGGTACTGGCAAATTGCGTACCCAACTGGTAGTCGTGGGTCACCGTGTCAAGAGATTGGAACAAACGGTCGTTGACGGTGCTACCGTCTTGTGCCAGTGAATCACTATCAAAATCACCGTCATTTGAAATGTACACCGAAGTGAGATGTGTTCCAGTGCTGGCTTGGTTGATGATGCCTGTAGCGTTGCACCAGTCGTGGAAATTAGCATATGCGGTACCTGCCGCATCCAAATACTTCCTGTCTTTAATAGCAGTAGTGGTTTGGTCAAAATAGAATCCGCTTCCGCTTTTACTATTGTACTCGGCACTGGCACCGTCTTGCAGGTAAACACGCCCTTTCTTGGGGAAACAAATCGTTCCCCATGAGGCTATATCGGGCGACCCGTTGTTAATCGGAGTGATACTCATTGAAAAGGGAAGTGCACTCACAGTAGCAGTGTGAACCACCTTTGCCTGCACCACGCAGTTACGACGAGTTGAACCCGGTAAGCGCATCAACGGGCTGGGGTCAAAGGTAGGCTTGGTGTTTACACCACCTTGTCCCGGCCCACCCAGCGTGACAGTCACGACAGGCGCATTGGGTTCAATCTCCTTCACCACATGTGAATCGGGTGAGCCGCTACCAATCACGGACACATTCTCGTTGACGAATGAATCAGCGATGCCTGTTGCTGTAACAACCACGGTGGACATGTTCCCTTCGGGGCTTTCTTGCTTAGACACCCCACGCACCCGACAGCGACTCATGAGGAACATGATGCTGGCGATGTTGGGTGTGTCTCCTGCACCAAGGGAACGCACCAAAGACAATTGATTTACTCGTGATTTAACAGATGGCTGGACGAAAATCTTTGCCAGCAAACCTGCTTCATCAGTAATCAAAACATTGTCAATGATGTTAAACATCTCAAAGACACGACTTGAATGGGTGGTGGGGCCGAGGTCAAACACGCCCGTGCCTGTCTTGTCCGTAGTTGGCTGGCGTGTACGCTTACCTGCACCTTCGTCAACGATTGTGTCCGTAGCACTTGACGACATGCTCTCAATGGCCAATCTATGATACACTGATTCGTGTGTACTGGAGTTGTGGGAGCGGGCAATGGCCTTGGGTGGACTGGCTGGTTCAGCGTTGACATCGCTCACGGGCGTGTACAGTTCGGGCGTGCGAGAGTAATCCAGTTCAGTATCGCTCTCTTGACCACCCGTGTTGTCACCAATCAGTGTATGCGACTCCTGCATGAGTGAACCGTAACCGCTGATAGCGTTTGACAGGTAAATCACACCGCCGGGTGAATAAAGTGTGCAGTTAGCGAGGTCGGAGGTAATGACATCCAGCACCCGTGTACCGCTTCCCAAATCAAACGAACCCGCTGGTACGGTCTTTTCCACCATCAACATTGGTGCGCTTTCACCCATGCTGGCACCCGTGAGGTCAACAGCGTTGTAGTGTATCTCAACATAAGGAGCAAGGTCATGGCTCGTTTTGAGGGCGGGAACATGCAAGAGAGCGACACGGCTTTCAGTTTCGGGAACAAGATGATGCAAGCGATTGTTCTCGTCAATCGCTCCTGTTTCGGGAACTGGTCCTTTAAGCATGAAAGCGGCGTACTTGAAACCGCTACCACCAATGGCGATAAGTTCACGCTTGCTGGCTGGAAGGCCGTTGTGCGTGATGGTGGCCACGCTGGACGAGTTTTCAATACGAGCGATAGGTGCCTCCAAAGTTTCGGAATAGAAATCAACCAGTGAGTTCATCACAAACATTTCGTCAATGTTGCGAGTGTTGGAGTCATACGCCATTTGTACAATGTCAGCCGAACCGTCTGCTTGCTGGTCAACAACGAGGTCAGCAGGCTTTGGGAAACGGCGCATGTATTCATGACCTGTGATGTGAGAAAAGGCGTGTCGTCCACTGTGACCGATTTGGAAAAGAGTGTCAAGACCAGCAGGCCAAGTGACCGCAAAGGGATTGTTCGTGTCCGTGTCGGTGGTGGCCATCCGATTGGAGTACACCAACCCGTGGTTTTCCGTGTTGCTCTCATCAAGAACCATTTGCCCAGTCTTGTCAAAGATTTGAGTGCCGTAATGAGGAGGCTGATAGGGCTTACCTGTGCCATTGTCAATGAGCAAGTCAGCACCAACGACCACGAAGTAATTGTCAACATCAGCGGTACGACTGTGCAGGGCACCACGGATGCCGCTTGTGCCGTTCACGAAGTCAATGTGAATACTGGAGAAGGTGACAACACCTGTGCTCCCGTTGATGCTTTCCAATCGGACCCGTTCGGGTGGGGACTGATTGGGCTTCTGCGTGTTGCGGTTGATAGCACCGGGGTTGATGAGTAGGTTGTAGGGCGTGTGAGGAACCGCCAGCGTGGTCGGTGTTCCGGTATTTGTGTAGTAGTCAACAACTTTGTAGTTACCCATGCTATACGGGTTGGCCGTGAAGGTGGTCGTGGGGGTGGATGAATCATACGCTTTACCCGTCAAACGAGCGATGAGAGCCTGTGCGTTAGTGGTACTCATCGTAAGGGTCTTGGTGCTCGCATCAGTCACAGTATAGGCATTGAAATCGTAGGTTCCTTGCACAACATCAATGGGTTCTTCAAAGCGGAACAAGGCCGAAGTAGTCAAACTTTTAACCGCCATAGAAGGTTGAATCATATTCTCGTCAAACTCGTTAGAGAAATGAATAGCCTCAATTGCTCCACGGAACTCACCACCTTTACCACCAAGATACACATGTTCAGTAGAGCGTGCAAGACGAGTTTCGGGCGGGATGTCCTGCTCAGCAACAACCTCACCGTTGACAGCCAAAAACACACGGTCTTGGTTGATACCAGCCACGACATGATACAACGGTCGGTTGTTGAAGTTGAGATTTGTAGCATCACCGTAGTTGCTTGTGTCATAACGGTTGTACGAATCGTGAATACCACCGTGCTCCTGTTGAGGGTACACGATACCATCCCAACGGGTGGACGCGTCATAGGCGGTTGCTAAACGGAAATAAGACGGGCCTTGCAGTGACTCAACTTGAACGGTGAACACAGCAGGGCCGGGAGTGTCCACTGTGCCCATTTCAAGCGTAAATTGCCCTTCTCGGTGAGCAATGATACCACCACAGTCGGGAACGACCCATGCCTCAATTACGAAATCTGCAATTGTTTTACCGTTAATTGAAACAATGTCGCCGCTACCCTGTAGGGTTTTGGTCATGAGTTTGTTGCCATCAGCATCCTTAACACCAGTCTTGGTAAAGCGACCTTGAGGGATAATCACCGAATCGCTCACGCCATCAAAGAAGAAGGCGTGACTACTGCGACCGATTGCAACCATTCTACCACCTCAAAATATGAAATCAACGGGTGTAAAGTTGATGGTGTAGGAATAAATTGGTTCACCACCAAGTTGTACAAAAGTAGCGTTTGCAACAGCACCTTTAATGCCGGTGTATTTGCTATTGCTTTCTTTAAATTCAGTACCAGCCGCAAGTGCGTTATTCACTGTTTTATCAGTGATTTTGTTTGTAGGGCCGGTAGGCATGTAAAACAGTGATTCGTTGCTTCTAACATTGGATGTGAAGGGGATTTGTATGGCGATAATGTAATCCCCGTATTGCCTACTCTTATGTCCACTCACATCCGAAGCAGAAGCACCACCCGCCCCCAGTGTCGCTATTTTAAGCACAGAGTTTCCGGCCCCAAAGGTTGAATTGTAGCCACCACCGCCATTGTTACTGTTGTTTAACACTGCAAACAACTCAGCCACCTTATCACCTGCGGATTTGTTTGTGACTTGAGAGGTGTTTCGCCCACCCTTAAATTGCACATGGTAGGGTAGCGCAAGATAACCGGGGTATGGGAACGACATCACGCCGTTCCCAGCGGCGGCTTGATTGATGTTCGTCAACTCCACTGCGGTATTGATTTCACCGTTGATTGGGGAATTGATAATGGTGGAGGATAACTGCAAATCAGCACTGTAAGAGGTAATCAAAGCGTGTAGGCTTGCCGCCATTTGAACCGCAGTACGGGGCGATGTGCCGTCATGAATAGCAATATAATGAAGACCACCAGCGGTTTTACCTTCAAATGATGAGTTTTGCTTAGCCAAGTACACTTTGCCGTATGGATTGAATTGAATGTAGTTATCGGTGGTAGCGGGTGAATTGAGAGTTGTGTTCTCAACTAATGGGTCAATTACGGCCTCTTGAGCGAAAATACCAGTGTCAATCCTGTCACTTCTTCTTGAAAAGTCAATGATGCCCGTTGCATCTTGACCGATAGAGTTCATGTTGAGGATGTCGTCGTCCGTCATCACACCCTCAACTGTGATGAGAGATTTGGGTAAGTTAAGGTCAAAAGCATACCTGTTTCCCCCACCGAATGGTATAGAAAGTGGGGAAACACCCCTGTCCACATTCATGGTGAGGGTGGTGGCCATCAACTCAATGATGCCGCCATCGTTGCGTACAAGGCGAATTGGCGTACCCATCAGTATCGCCCTCTCATGGTGGTGCCGCCGATGTTGCGGGCCATTTCTTGCTGAATCATGTTGCCAATCTCACGAGCCAGCGTGCGCTTGTCCGTGCGGTCTGTGATGCCGCTGGCATTGACGGTAACATTGACCGTGCCCCCGCCCATACCTGCACCACTTGGATTGTTGCGCTGAGTAAGCGGTACGACAGCCTCCGCCCCGTCCTCACCAATCATAGCGAGTGTAGGCTTGTTTACGATACCACCCTTTGCCAGTGCTGGGATATTCCAATTGGACAAATCCAAACCAACCTTGTAGTCATCACCGAATGGATTCGGGATGGTCTTCGTAAAGTTGATGCCAGCAAATAGACTGTTGATACTCTCAATGAGTCCGTTAATGGGGGCTTTGAGTGTATCACCAATGGTACTGGCAACACTGCTGAACGCAGTGCTCATTTTGGTAGTAATGCCCGAAAAGTCCCAGTCAAAGATGCCTCCTTCACCGAAGTAGTAGTCAAGGGTGAGCCAATCGGGAAGCGTGAAAGAAAAGAGACTACCCCAGTTGATGTCCCAGTCAAAAATACCACCTTCACCGAAGTAGTAGTCAAGGGTGAGCCAGTCGGGAAGTGTAAATGAAAACAGGTCACTCCACGAGATGTCCCAGTCAAAGACACCACCTTCACCGAAATAGTAGTCCAGCGTCATCCAATCGGGCAGTGTAAAGGAAAAGATTGACCCCCAATCAATGTCCCAGTCAAAGACACCACCTTCACCAAAGTAGTGGTCATAGGTTAGTTCATCCGGCAGGTCAAAGTCAAACCACCCATCCCAATCAAAGTCCCAGTCAAAGACTCCTCCTTCACCAAACCAATGGTCGTAAGTCAATTCGTCGGGTAGGTCAAAATCAAACCAACTGTCCCAATCCAAATTCCAATTGAATACCCCACCCTCACCAAACCAGTAGTCGTAAGTGAGCGCATCGGGGAGGTCGGGTAGGCTATCCCAAAGTTCACCAATTTTTGTTTTAATTGAATCCCAAGCCTCATTTGCACTTTCCTTAATGCTTTCCCACGACAACTCATCAATCTTATCCTTAATCGGTTGAACCACTTTGTCGTTGAACCACTTTGCTAAGTCTTTGAAAGCCTGCACTGCCATCTTACCAGCGGCTTTGAAACCCGGCCCAATTTGCGAAACCATGCTGGACATGGAAGAAATCATTGAAATTAACGACATATCTTCACTCCCAATCTAAAAACGAATAATCCAATGGTACGACTTCCCTATCTCCCGCTTTGGCCTGTTGCTTCTTACGCTCAATCTCCTTATTGTTCTCTTCGGTTGATACCATAGCCCAAACAAGCGATTGCTTGAACAAGTGAGGGGGCATTGAGTACACTTCCATCAGTGAAATACCAAAATGTTTAGCGATGATGTAAGCCCACAGTTCAATCTGTGTGCTTATGTCCTCTACCGAATCATACTTGTCTTTCTTGAGGAAACGCTCCACCCTCACTCGGTCGGATTGGTAAACCCCCCTTGCAGTGCCTCCGCTAACTCTTGTGGCTGTGGGAGCACCTTGCAGACCTGTTCTCCGATGTGGCCTTTGAGGGAAAGTAATTCGTCAGTCGTTAAACTGGGGTTCGTTTTGGTAATCCAATTGGAGAAGGCAAATGTCCAGTAGCCCGCCAAGTCAAGTGTTACATCACCTTTTTCAACACGAAGCATGTGTTGTGCGGCGGCTTGAATGTCAAGGAATGAGATGTCTCGTACCCATACCTCAATGACCTGTGATTCATCTTCGGGACTTATCCCTATCACATGTTTGGTTGTATCGTCATTCTTCAGTAGCAGGCTTTTGTTGGTTATCACTGTTTTCATTTGTTTCCACTCCATTGGATGCGGCTACCTCTTCGGTAGGGGCTTCCGAGTCACCTTCAAGGGCCGCTTCTGCGGGGCTTTCGGGTTCCTCTTCGGGGATTGTAACTTCTTCATTCTGCTTAAGTCGCAGGATGATTTCGGCCTTGGTACCGTACACAGGCAGGCCACGCTCTTTGCATAGCGCACGCAGTTCAGCGACGGTTAGTGAATCGTATTCTTGTAGGTCAGCAGGGAAGGGATTGACGACCTCTTCTTCTACCAGCGATGCTGGCTCTTCTTGAACAGGCACCAGCATACCTTCAACACGAGCGTGAAGGGCGTGGTTATTCATAAGTTCCAACATGTCTTCGCTGAACTCCACATCGTTAATTTCACACAACCAACGAGCGTAGGCGGCTGGTCCCATGCGACGGTATTGTTGAAGTGAAGTTTTCATTTCAAACCCTCAGTATTTGATGATGGTATCTCGTGCGATGACCTTGATGGCTTTTGGCATGATTTTGAGTGTTGACTTCACCATACCCTTATCTTCGGGGATTTGCAGTGGTGCCTCAACGATGTAGTAGTCATCAATAATGAGCATCATGCGTTCTGTTTCACCCTCGGTGGTCGTCTTTTCAAAGTCAATACGAATTTGATTGTCAGCATCTCCTTCCTTGCTACTGTTGAACTCGGTGGCTGAGCGCATTTTGTGATAAAACAAGGGGTCATCCACACCAATTTCCATGGTCATCTCGTAGGAAGTCTGTCCTTCAACCATGATGTTCGTGTTGCGAGAGCCGCCGAATGGAACTTGCTCGGTAGCCGTGTTGATACTACTTTGGCCTCCGATGGTGTGGAATGCTTGCATGCCTGTTTGTCCACTTAGTGAAAAGTTCAATACTTGTGCCGCTTGTACACCTGCGATGTTAATTGTACCGTTGTAAAACATGAATGGCTTTTGAGTACAGGGTGCGATACCCGAAATGTACCTGTTGGTGTCCGTGTTAGCAGTGTCGTCAAACATGCGATGTGCGGCGTATTTTGAAGGGTTACCATTCAAACGAGCCGTGTCTGTGTAGCACAAGGCTGAGTTAAAATTTACAGCCAAACGAAGGGCGGCATCGTTGTCAGTGGTCATGGTAAAGTCAGTGACTTTGCATCCACGGAATACACGAGTCAATTCCTTAGAGTCAGTAGGGCCACCGTCAACGGCTCCTTCATTGGAGTCCACATTTCGGCGGCGTTGCGACACCTCAAGGCTGAATGATGGCTGATAGGTGTTGGTAAAGAGAAGGTGAGTTTGTGCATCAGTAATTGTTGCTGTACTACCCGACACGGTAACAAGTGGAGCGTTTCGGTCGGCGGCGTTTGTGCCGTATTCCCTCAATTGTACGGTTGAGCCGGAAGCGTGAGGGTATTGAAGAGGTTCATCCAAGTAAATCTTGGTTCCATCAACACCGATAATGCGGCGAGCCTCACTGCGAAGAGCCGTGTCAAATCGTGTATCAGTGAAAGTACCATCCCACTGCAAATTGGCATCACTAATGTCAGCATCATGAGTGGTTGTCACCGGGACATAGGTTGTGTCTTGAATGATGACATACTCATCCTTTGCAAATCCACTTGCTGATGCAACGGTGATGAAACTTTGCCCTTCTTCCGTATCTGCGGCAGTAGTGGTATTGACATCGGAAGCACTACCGTTGGTCACCACTTCACCGCCGAGACAGTATTTGAGCCATCGGGCACTGTGCATAGCAACCTCAAACGAGCCACCTTCGGTGATGAACTTACCCGGCACTTGCACGCTGGTATCTCGGCCAAGACCAACAACATGGAATCGCTTCAAGTCCATTTTGGTTTCGGGGAGGGTAAGAGCGTTAGCGATACCGAGGAATTGGTCAGTCAAAACAGACTCGCTGTTAGCACCTTGAGTCATTGATACATCAAGAGGGGCGGTTTTGTAGGGTAGGATGTGAAGAGTGACATTCGCATCGTTGATTGTAGCCGCTCCTGTGAGCATTTTAGGAGACAAGTACAAGTTTGGCCCGTCATTACCCACGATGGTGAACACACGGTCTAAGTCGCCATTTGCAATAGCAGACCCCGAACTTCGGGTGAACTTTGCTTGAGAGCCAACCAGCATTCCATCGGGGTATCGCAAATCATTGGTGTCAAACAACACGGAGTTTGCACCTGTGAACACCAATTTTGAGTGGTCGCCAGCGGCGGGGTGTGAAAGGACAAATGTTCCATCACTGCCCGAAGCGCATACGATACTTATTCCAACTTCGGGAGCGAAGGAGACCTCCGCCAAATCGCCCTTGTACACTGTTGATGGCATCTTAATTCACCTATGGTATCAGTTCCGCTAAAATTACGACTTCAATTTGGAATGTCATACGGAAAAGGAATTTGCTTCGGTCACTGAGGTCAGTGCGAGTTTTGAATACAAGACGGTCAAAGTTAGTACCATCTCCTTTTCTTTTCGTATGTACCACCCTCCGAATTTCATTCTCAAGGGCTTGTAAATGCTTGCGCCCCTTAACTGTTCTCACATCAACTGTTATATTTATGCGTGTCGTCACAAAGTCGTAAAAAAGTTCGGGTGCTTCCTCGTTGTGGGCTGTCTCGTACAGCAGGACATAATCGTGTTTGTCCAAGTCAAGACGCTTTCCTTTCTCGGCTGAAGTATCAGCAATATCAAGTACAACGGGGCGGTAATTACTGGTGTTACCACGGTTCCAATCGGACTGAAAGAGGTTGATAAGAGCGTCAAGCCCTTCTGTCCATGTAGCGGTCATTATAGCCCCTCTTTCTCAATGATTTTCTTGAAGTCAATGGGGATAAAGAAGCCGTTGTCATAACGCATGTTGTACCGCTCAAGGTTGGGATTTTGACGCATCATGGCCTTGTCCGTAGCATCTTGAATGAGTTTGTTCTCTACTTCACTGGCTGGCTCGCCAGTCTTGTTGCTGATGGCTACACCGTCTTGCATGGCGAAGCCCTTAGCACCAGCCTCAATACGCTCCATTTGTTCACGAAAAGCGGCAGGCTGAGTTGTGAATTGCTCACGAAACTGCGCCTGCATGTTCTTGTCTTTCTTGAATATCTCTTCAATCATACGCTGATGAATTGTTTCACCCTGCTTGTTGAAGTCACGCTGATTCACTCAAACACCACCATCTCAATGTATTTTGGTAGTGTTCGCTCAATCTCGGCTTGGTACAGTTGCACCTTACTGGCGAGGTCAATGTTCTGTGTGCCTTCGGGAATCAACACACTACGGTCGTCAGCCATCAACAACTCAATGGCTACCATCTTCGTGCAAATGTCTTCAATGGCTTTCTCCACATATCGCTCACCGTAAATGTAAGCCACTTTGATAGCATTCCACTCAAAGAATGGATAAGAGTTGTTGAAGTAAATGATTCCCATTTCATGGTCAATCCACCAGTCTCGCAAACGACCCACATCGCCGCTACCACTACCACCCTGCAAGTCAACGAGGAAAGACTTCTGCGTAATCGCACCAGTGATACCTGTTAAATCATCACCAGTAACAGCCACACACCCTGTAAAGGAGGTAGCGGTCTTTCCTGTGTATCGGAATACATCACCGCTTGCATCTATCGCTACACCAGCGTTTACGAAGCCTTCTGTTGATGCTACATTGATTGTAGTACCGTCAAGGCTTGAAAATGTCGTGCTGTTGTTTTGCATTTGGTCAAGTTCAATATCGCTTGAAGTGCTGACAATGCTACACACCTCACCGGCCTTGACAGGACGCATAGAAGTAACTTTCACTACACCAGTACCAAGGTCACTGTTGGCTGAAGCCAAGAACTCGTTGTGAACCGCTACGGCGTTTGTGCTACCCTCCAAGGTAAATGTGGTGGTTGCATCAGTTGGAGTAAAGAGAAAGTTCACAGCCGTCTTGTCCACCCTATTTTCCTTGTTGATGAGGTCAGCGAGGTTTTGAGCGACAGTAGTAGCGTCAAAATCATCACGCCATTGCCCTGTACCTGTGCCTTGTGCGAGCGTTGCTACACTACCGTTGCCCGGAGACATGTAAATACTTGCTGATGAAAGGGAAGTTACATCGTTGAATTTGATGCGGCATTCAGCGGCACCGATTTCACGGTAATCATCACCTTGCCATAGTTCAAGACGAAGAACTTGCTGAATGTTGCGGAAAAGGAGTGGGCTGGTACCAACATAATCGGTGTAGTATCGCCTTCGGTATGGCTTGTAAGTGTCAAAATTGATGTATTCAGCGGCCACCAAGTAAGGTCGCCAAGCGTTACGAGTCATGTTGTCAATGCGGTCTTGCATCTTGAGGATAACATGCTCCACCTTATCTTTGGTCACACCACGAACACGACCGTTGGTGAACGATGCCTTGTTCTGCACATACCCGTTATCGGCCACCTCGTAGTCTGTAGCGGTCAATGAGGCTCCACTAAATGAGATTTTGACATGCCCGGATTTGTCACCAGTTCCTTTACCAATGGCGGTGATAGTCAACTCCTCTTCACCCAGTGGGTCAGCATCGCTGTACACACGGATTTTGTCGCCTTTGCTAAAGCCTACTTGACGGTACTCGTTGCCTGTGACATACACAGCATCCGTGTCAGCGTCAGCACTCATGAGGATAGCGTCTTGTGGGCCGATGTCCAGTAGGTCAGCGACTTGTTGAGCGGTGCAATATACAACAGCAGATGGGTCAAGAGGCCGGGTTTCCGGCTCACCGGGACTGAACACTACTGGCATACATTACCCTCCCTCACTGGTCTTCCATCATTGTGTTGTCTTCACATTCTTCGCAAAGAGTGTTGTGCTGTGGCCCCATTTCATTAGAGCCATAATACATCATTGGTTCAGTCGGCCTTCCGCATTTAGCACACGGTACTTTCTGTGGATTAAAGAAATCATTTTTCAACACGCTCTTTGAGTACATATCCCTTGAATAATCACGATTGTTACGAGCGTTTTGAGTCATTTCTTCAAGATTTTTAAAGCCACCAGTCGGGAACATTTGTGCGGGGAAACGGAGTTTTGGTGGTTGTTTTGCATCTTGCCTCATCATAACTGCTGGACAATTTGCGTTTTGACACACCATACCTTCTCCATCGGGCGCACTGTTCAACTCTCCTTGGCAAACTTGACACGAAGGTACATTCTTCAACACGGACCAAGCATCACGCATAGCAACATCACGAGAGGTCATGATACGGCGGAGGTGTTCAGCCTCGGCATCGGGGTCAAACTCCTCTTCCTTTTCTTCACCTTGCGGAAGCGTTTGGCGAAGTTTGCCCTGCTCGTCAAAGAGATTTCCGCCCCTCAATTGTTCAAATTGTTTAACGCCTTTTTGTTCTCTTAAGTTTTCAAAATGTTCGGGAGATTCATCTCCCATCCATTCATCGGGGCCGGACTCCGGGCCTTGCTCGCCCTCAACATCGGGTTCGCTCAGCGACTCTTCCAATTCTTGCCCATCAAAGGGCATACGCTCGCCCATGAACTTGAGTCCATGCTCGTCGGGGTTGGCTACAGCCTCACGCATGAGGGCTTCACGGGCTTGAGTAAATTGCTCACCGTTTGCATCCCCACCTGCACGACGAAGTGCAGAACTGGCCGCTTTGTTAGCCCACTGTTGAAGGCGCATTTCTTCGCCATCTTCTGTGAGAACCTTTTGTCGGTGTGGCCTCATTGCCTTAATTAGAACTTTCATATTCACAACCTCTTCTTTTCGTCACGATGTCCCATATTGTATTCCATTGGTTTCTCGCAAGCCCCACAAGTGGCCCTCCACAGAAAGTGGAGAAACCCGCAATGAATACAGCGTGTACCTGCTCCGATGTTAAGCACATCACCTATTTCTTGATTGCGCTTGCGTTGCGATTGCGTAATGCCCTCAAGTGGGCCTTCTGTATTCGTAACCACATCGCTACCGTATTGGAAGTCTGCCTTACGGTCCTGCTTACCAGCACGAGTAATGTCGCTCAAGTCTATATTTCGCACATCAAAAGCCACTTAACCACCTCAAGGCACGGTGGTAAAAACGATGAACACATTACCGAGAACGGTAATCGGTTCAGCCGAAATCAGCGTGGTGCCTACAAGTGATATAGCCTCAGTTGAAACCAATGTGCTAAGTGTACTAATGTCGCTAAACTCCTTTGGGGAGTAAGGACCGAGAATCGTCACAACTGGACTTACCGCCACGAGGAATCACCTCAAGAACGGCGACCCATGGCTACGAAAGTGCAAGCCCCGCCAACTTTGAGGTCCGTTCCATCAATAGCGTGAGTCACGGTTGCGGCGGTAGTAATGGCGTTCACCATAGCCCCGTCAATTTCCGAAAGGAAAGAAGCGAGGTCAATGGTTTCTGCACCATCGGTACTCCCAGTTATAATCATGCGGTCACCGAAAACGGTTGGTCTATTGTCAATTGTTACTGCCATAAATAATCACCTTATTCTGTTTAATTTAGATGCTCTTCCACGAGTGTAAGGGCGGCGGTCTTTGTAAGATACCCACTACCCCTGCTAACTCCGTTATCGCTCAACCACTTAAGGATGTCCTTTCGTGACCAGCCTTCGTCGGGGATGCCGTCATTACCACCATCAACGGTGGCTCCTTCATCGCCTTCAATACGGAAATGTTTGATTGGTAGCGTATGTCGCCACTCATTCAACCACTCTTGTGAGACTTCAACAACCTCTTCACGGAGCCAAGACTTTGGGGAATCCCGTCGCCTTCGCTCATAGAATGGGCCTTTGAAGGTCACTGTTGGCATCTAATCACACTCAGTTAAGCAATATGACGGTGACCGTTCCGGCACCGCCAGCAGTTTCGCTGTGAAGAACGATTGATGGGTCTGAGCCACCAGTCTTTGCCGCAGGAGCCAACCCAGTGTTGGTGAAGGAAGCCGATAGAACCTTGTCAGCCACCGCAAAAGTAGTACCAAGCACACCGACAATCTTTGATGCACCTGCGGTAAGAACCAGCACTTGCTCAGCGGCGTCAGCCAAGGTAAACCCGATGGTCACCATTCGCATACTTCCAGCGGCGTTACCGTCAGCGTTCTGTGCGGTGAAACCGGTAAGAGAGCCGGGGTATGACCCACCAGCGTTACCGTCCAACCAAGCAGTTTCGTCAATTGGTGTTCCTGTTCGCATATCCAAGTCCAAAAGAACCGACACGGTTCCAGTGGAGAAATCTGCATCATCAAATGAAATCGTCAAGCCTTTTTGCGTTTTTGTTTCTGTTGCCATAATTTACACATCCTATTTTTTTTGTTTTGCAACCCTCACTTGAGGTCACGGACTGAGCCGTGGCCACCGAAGAAAGTCGTCCATAGTTCTCCCATGGTACGGTACATTCCTTCTTGTCCGAGGCGGTTGATGGCAAACGGGTCACCAGTTTCAATACCGCTCTCAAAGTATTGGGTTGGAATTGCAGTGCTGAAGTACAGGTAATCTGTATCAAGGAAATACATACGACTCAAGGTGTCGGTTTGCACATCCTTGGAAGGGATGATAGGGACACCGTTGTAGGTAGCCACAATGAATCCAGCCTCAATACCGGGGACACCTTTCACACCGTTGTAGGTAGGCGTAACACGCTTCTCTTCCATGAATCGCTGTTGCGACTGGAGAAGTTGCTGAAGGCGCATGAGCGTGTCGTAGCCTGTCAAGATGACCTTGGGGTTGCCACCACGAGTCCAAATCTTTTGGAACAGGTCGTCCAGTTGGTCAAGGGACAAGTTACGGTCGGTACCACTGTTTTCATTGTGCTCGGACAATGACCACGAGTTAGCACTGCGGTCAATGGAGTACATGTCTTCGTTGGAAGAAGCGGAGGCTCCAACAGTCACACGGTCAAGGGATTCAAAGTCGTTCCCTGCAACAGTGCCTTTGTCGGTTGTGAGCATCTTGTTCACATGTTCTGCGTGGTGCTTACCCATTTCTTCTTTGAGGATTGCACGGATGTCACCCAATCCATCGTCCTTGTCGGACAAGAACATTGCGGTTTCGCTCATGTCAAAGGTGTGAACCACAGTCTTTGGCTTGGCGGCAATGTGCTGGAAGGTGGGCTTGGTGGTGTCGGGGAGGGTTGCGTTTTCTGCAACACCGCCACCAACGCTGAACGAAGGACGCTCAGTGATGACTCGCCATCCACTTCGCTCCCAAGGTCGCTTTGGTAGGATAGAGAAGGCGTTGAACTCTTGGTTCAACTGGCTCCAAACTTTGCGCCCATAGATGGCTTGGTAAGTACCAGCCGTCGTGGACAGCATTGGTGCGTCAGCCTTGAGCAATTCGCTACCGGAGTAGGAGTAACCCATAGAGTTACCCGCACCGTAGTAGTATCGTTCCATGTCAGTAATGTTTCTAATGTAATCTCTTGCCATTTTTCTTCACCTCAATTATTGTGTTTCATTCCCCACGCATTGTGCGTTGTGCAAGGGCGTGAACTTCGTCCCAGCCCATGTTTGCCATGTCTTGCGTTGAGGGGATAGTGATATTGGAAGGAGAGGCTGACTTTTGGAGGGTCATACCTTCACCTGTACCGATGTTGTCAATGCGCTCCGAAAGTGCCTCAATAGATTTCACGATTTCACTGAGTGGTGCTCGTGCATCAAACTGTTGCTTTTCTTCAGCGGCCTTGGCAATTTCCATCTCGCTATTGAAACGAGTAGCAAAGTTACCTTCAAGGTCATTGCGGAAATGTTGCTCAAGTGCGGCGGCTTTGTACACTTCGTAAGCGGCCTCAAGGTCGGACTCGCTCACATTTTCGGAGTTGATGTAACTCTTGGAAAGCGAAGCCGGTCCCATGGCTCCAGCAGGAGTTTTACCGCCGCTGGAGGTGAGTGCGCTGATAGCGTTGGTGGAAGGAGTGCCGTTTTCTTGTCCTCGGCCACGAACTTGACCAGCAAAGTAGTCAGCACCGTCCACGGCATCGGGGTTATCAAAGCCACCAAGTTGTGCCTTTTCAAGAGCGTCAAAGTGGTGACGAGCACCATCAGTGTCCACTCCAGCAGACTTGAGGGTGTTTTCCATCCAACTCAAGTATTCAGATGAGATAACATCGCTGTATTCTCCCTTTGCAAAGGGGTTCTCTTTCTTTTCTTCATTCATTTCTTCACCTTCTTCTTCTTTTTCGGGTTTCTTTTCTTCATCACTACCCTTACCCTTCATGTGTTCACGAAGTTGGGGAGGCAATTCTCCCTTTTCCATGGCATCCAGTCGGGCTTCAAGTCGTGACATAATTCCTGTCAAATCGTTTTCTTCACTCATGTTTGTGTCCTCCTTCAAAATGCGAAACTGTGCTTCGGGGTTAATCCCCTTTTCACAAATCGTCACCTCATGCAACTCCATTTTTGAAATCTCTTGGTAGTCGCCTTTTTCCATGTCGGACTTTCGCACTCGCTTGAATGCTTGCCCTCCAATGGAAAATCCACGAAGGTTGCCCTTGCGGATTTCAGCGGCTACTTCACGAGCCTTCTCAATGTCATTGCGGAGTTTTACTACAACAAACAAACCTGTGTCATCCGTTTCGGATTTCCACATGCGTCCGTTGGAATCAATGTACGAATCAATAACTTCCCCAACTTGAATGTTGGAGTGAGCCAATTGCACATTTCGGTACTTTTCGCCTTTCATGAAGCCATCAAAGGCATTCTTCAAAGCACCACGAGTGATGAGGTCACCTTGTTTGTCAACAAGTTCAACCGATGCGTAGCCAGCAACTACCAAGTCGTTACCACTCTTGAGAAGAGTGATACCGTCTGTGGGTCGCTGAATAGCAAGCATTAACCTTCCGACTCCCTGTTATCGTATAAGAAGGGTTCGTCATGTACGGGAGGCTAAAGGCTGGTCCTTGTCGTAGTCTATAGAGAACCGTTCACCTTCATCTGTTTCTATTTGAATGTGGTTCAGTCTCTCGGTTTTCTTCTTTTTTGTTTCACCCTCAACTTTCTTTTCACCGTCAAAATCGGGAAGTGTTGATTCGTTTCGGAGTTGTGTTGGGCCACGAGGTGATTCTTGAGGTGTACCTAAATCAATACCCAAGCCCTTTGGACCCGTCCAAGTCATTCGCTCTTTGCTTATTTTGTCCAATGCTCGTGAAATGATTTCCAACGCTTTCTTGGTGTCGTTAGGTTTGAGTAAACGGTTTTCATCTTCCTCATCAATAATCCCAGCACTTCCTTCTTCCATCTCTTCTTCAGTTGGCTTCTTCGGCATATCAACCTCCACCTTCTTTGACAAAATTCCTTTCACCAATAAAGGAGCAACCGCTGACCAAAACGGCATGAGACTTTCCGCTAATATCACTGGGTAGTCACTTTTTGTCAAATCCCCTATACTACTTTTCGGTGAATGAACAACCCAAGCGTCACCGATTTCTTCCATTTCATAGTAAACTGTGTCTATATCCTTTAGTAAAATTTGAATCTGCGAATTTGAGATTTCAATATCATGAGGAACGAGAATAGGAGCAAAGGATTTTGTCATAAGGTCAAGTGATTCGGTACTGGCCGCACCTTCACCCTCACCTTCACCCTCCAACTCTTTGACCTGTACATTATACACCGGACGATTTTTACGGTTTTTCTTGGAAATGCCTGTAACAGAAGCACGAACAATGTCACCAACCTTGAATACTTTACTTTGATTGTGGGCTGTTCCCACATCCATGTAGTGTTCTCCTTTGTGCTCAATTGCACGATTACCTAAGCCTTCAATTTCAAGAATAGGCCCGGCACCTAACTGGTAAGTGTACGGACCTTTTCCTCTACGGTCAAGAATGAGGAAGTTAAAATCACGGCTGTCCCTATACACAATCCACTTTGGATGTCGCCGCTCACCACGCATATAGGTTGACTTGTTATCTCTCAGCAATATGTTGTCATGCTCGTCTTTGAGGTTCTTGACGGCATCGGATAGCCCCTCATCATCCGTCATACGAGTATCGTGTGGACCGGGAACAATAACATGCTCTTGGCTGTCAAACTGTGAGCGAAGAATTTTCAACCGCTCAAACATTTGCATTTCGCCCACATTGTTGTCATCGTAATTGATGATGTCAATGATGTTTAACTCATCTTCCCCAAGGATGGCATCAAGTGTGTAATTCTTGTCATTCATCTTTTCAAGTGCTTCTTTAGTTGCTTTACGAAGTCCTTTCTTACGACCGTTTTCATCATAGGCTGTAATTTCACCATCGTTACGCACAATCACAATCCGCTTACCATCATACCATTTACTGACTACCCATGAGCCGCTAAACCCACGAAGATGCTGAAGGTCACTCAAATCAAAAATTCGGTGCATGGGGCGAACTGGTGGAATCCATTTGGCATCATCACTTTTTTCCAACAACACATCGGGGTCAAGTAAAGCGGTAATCAACTCAGTCATTTCACTTGCTGAAATTTTGTACGGTACCTCACTGGCAGTTTCACCTGTTTCCATGTCCATGCTTTGATGTGCGTTGTCGGGATAAACAGGTGGTGGGACATTAGCATAGGCTTGTTGAGCCATATCTCCGTGAATCATCGTGGCCATCTCCATGGGTACTGATTGGAAAAGACCCGGACCGGCGTGTTGTCCAACATGGATGTTTCCATCCTCATCAAACTCAGCACCCAAGGTTGGTTCTGCTTCGTAGCCGTGATGCCACCCCCCACTGTCAAAATTATCCAATATACCACCATGGTTTGGCGCAGGGTTACCCACTGGAATTTGAGAAAAGCCAGCCGAGCGAGATATATCTTCACCCGGAGTTTCAATACCCACATCATCTTCTAAAGCACGAGGGTCAAAGTGTACAATGGTGTCAAGGTTGTTTTTGGTTGTATTTGTTTTACGAGCCTTTGTTTTGCTACCGGTACCCATAGCGTTGTGAATATCCCCACCAATGCTCCCAATACCCGCTGAAAGCATGGACATTTCAAACTGCTTAGGACTCAGCATCATGGACATATAGCGAGGAATGGCGTGTGCATGGTGCCCCATCCATTGTTTGATGTCAGTTTGTTGCTGGAAATGATTCATGGCGTTGTGATACCCGTTTTCTCGTGCGTAACGGAAGAAACGCTCTTCGTCACTCAGTTCTTCTTCGGGCTTGTTCATCAATTCTTCATCACTGAAATGATTGAGGTTGATAGCGTCAATGTTGGGGATTTTACCGCTAAGCAAGATGTCTTTGACGGTTGATGCAAACAATGGAGTGTTGGCTTTAGCGGAGGCTTGAATGAGTTCTCGTGCCTTTTCTTTAGCCACGCCACTTTTTTCCACATTGAGTATGTTTAGCACTTCGTCAACACTCATGTTAGCATCAATCATTTTACCATCTGTTGACAAGTGTTTACCCAAAGTGGCATGGAAAGGATTTTGAGAAGGTTTTGTGGCTTTAATTGATTCTTGAATGGCGTAATTATTGGCTGTAATACCGTGTACACTGTGAGGTACCGACACAATGTAGCGTTGAGCGTCACGAACCAAGCGTTGTGTGTTGTCAATGAATTTCTTTGGGTTGTTAGGGTCAAACGCATCCGGGTCGTGCTCAAGAAATTTAGGTAACAATACATCTCGTGCAACTTCGGCTACCGTTTGGCGATGAGAACCCATGAGCGTTTCCATACGCCCCGCATCTTTCTTCCAATGATTTGATATTTTGAACTTTTGAGCACTGCGCTGTATTTTATCCAATTCTTCGGTGGCCGATTTTATTTGCTCTCCGTAAGATTGAATCTCCTCAATTGGGGCGTTTGTGGCTTGTGCCTCCATTAAACTCTCATTTAAATTTTCAAGCCGCTCGTTGATTTCTTCTTCTTTTTGGGAAGATGGTAACATACCACCAAATTGCAACAATCTTGACACAGCATCCTTTTCATCAGCATGTATTGTTGTCTTCGTCTTTTGATTCTTCTTTGCCTCTTCAATTTCGTTGGTGATGTTCCCCATAACAGTTTGAATACCCACCCTTAGTTTCTCTTTGTCAAGTTCTCCTAAGTTCCTATCAAGCATTGCTTGATTTAATTTATCATTATTTTCATCGTTCATTAGGTAATTAAGAATCGCTTTAGGACTCTCGGTACCCAATATCTTTGATGCTTGTGAAATAGCGGTCATTGCGTGATTGAGGCTTGGATTGTCCAACACTTGATTTTTCAAAGCCTTGAATGAGAAACCACCACCCGTCCCCCAGCGCATGAAATCTGTAAACTCATCTTTACTCGCTCCGCCACTAAAGGCTTCATCACCACGAAGGAAGTCTTTTACTTTCATCATCATCTTTTTTGCAGGAGTGTATGGGTGATTCATTCGCCCTCCAAGGGTTTCAAGATAATGTGAAAGTTGGGCATTGCGATGCAAGTTACTATCCGATGGGTTTGAACCATAACTTGTAATTCCACCTACATGTTGCATTGGGATTACAGTGTGAGGAAAAGAGTTTGGAGGCAAATGCGTGCCTATTTTATCCTTGCGTTGATTCCTACTTGTATGGCGAATATCATATTCGTAGGCTGGGTTAAGAGTTGTTTTGTGTTCCGTAAAATTATTTTTGTTGGTTACTCCCTCACGACCTAAATGTGCTTTTGAGGTACCAAACGGTGAAAGCATGTTCTGTAGTATTTCATAATCATTGAAGTAATTGAACTTCTTACCGATTTTTTTACCCGTTGCCTCACCAATCATGCGAGTTCTCAACGGCATAAAGTGATTCGCTAAAGTGGTATTTAACGAATTAGGCTGAAAGAAATTTTCGCCTGCATCGTCTATATGCTCAACAAAAGGAGAAGGAGTATCATCCCCTCCGCCGTGTGTACCTTCAAGAATTTCATGATATGTGGCAGTGGTCATGCCCGCCCCACCAGTACGAGCGAACGGTTGCGCCCAAAATCTCCCCGGTCCATATGTAAAACCATCATTACTCTCCCGCCAAAACTTTGGCTTTTCTTCTTCGGGGTGAGGCCCATGAGGTGAAGTAAAAAATGCCCGAAGATTACGAATATCTTTTATCCCAGCATGAAGGGATGCTCTTGATTTAGCAATTGCCTCAATGTAATCTATCATCCCTGCATCAACAACGGGTTCTGTCAATTTACCATGTAGAGGGTGGTCAGTCAACAACTCTCGTGTTTTTGGGTCATATCCTGCCAAATAAAGCAAGTCGTCTTTTGTCATCCTTACTTTTTCAAGCCCTTTTCCTTTGGTATTATGATGCAGGTCCATCGCATCAGTGATGTCATCTTGAGTGAGATTTTTCATCGGCTCTTTGTGAATATTTAAACGAGGGAGCATTCTTCGGCTGTTTGGTAGATTGTAATTTTCACGAATGCGCTCAAGAATATGACTGGCGATAGAACGGTTATCAAATTCTTCTAAAGGTTCGTGAGAAAGTGCACCTAATCCTTGTTGAAGAAACATCCCCTGTTCTCCCTTTGTGTAGTCCTTATCATTGTCTTCTTGGTGATAATGTGTATTACGCCCCATGTGTGTCATCGGTCTTACTGCCCAATTCATTTCGGGCGTCATACGCATGAGAGCGTTATACTTGAGGCGAGCAGAAGGTATTTTTTGCCCGTTAGGGAGAGAAATTAAATCATGGTCATCAAGTCCTTTTTCATCAATATGATTCATAACGGCTGTACGCTCTTCGGGGTCTAACCATTCAAGTCCTAACATATAACCAAGATGTCCAAGACGAGTTGGGTGCTCTTCGTATTTGTCACTCAAGACCATATTCTTATCATCATCAGCCTCCCACATGGCCGCACGGTCAGCAAAATGTTCCTTACGGAGTTGCTCTTTCAGTTCAGCGTTTGACATACCTTCGCTCAGTAGTTCTTCTTCACGATTTTTATTTTTCTTCAACCAGCGAAAGTAATCTCTCTCATACAAATCGTGTTGATGATGCAACAGTGTCCCGTTTGGTCGGGTATCACCAATAATCTTCACATGTTTTTCATTGGCCTTGAAACCATCAACGATTGGGTGTTTTTTACCAACATGGTCAAAGAAATCTTTTTCCATTTCTTTTTCTTTTTCACCATGCCCACCCAACGCCCATGAGCGTAGCATTTCAACATAATGAGGTGTACCATTTACAGCATGTGTACGCAAAAGTGGATGATTGATTTCGTGGAATGGGAAATGGTGACTTTGGTATGGTTGCTTGCCATCTTTAGGTTGGTAATAGGGCCATACAGCATGACGAACTTTTGAATCTATAGGGGTTTGAAGACCGTTTTTCCAAACATGGTCTGTAGGCTCTCCATGTGTATGGTGATGAGCAAAAAGGTAACCAAGACCTTCGGGGAAATGATAATCTTGTTCCACCTTTGTTTTTTCTTCTTCTTCTTTGTAAATCATCTCAGCCGTGGCTTTGAGTGATTTGTACAGCGGTTCTTTTGGAGGCGTGTCAAGAGCCTCATATGCGAGGATATACTCAGCCGCAGAATAACGAAGGTCAAATCCATCTTCTAACGATTTTAGCAACTCGTTGCCGCAAACATAGAAATGGTCGTCCACGCTTTCACCGCCTCAACGATGAAGCGGTTGGAATGATGGACAAGCAAGCAAATCCATACCGCCGTGTTGCGGGAGTTGGCAACCTGTACGCTCAGTGCCTCCACAAAGACCGCAAATTACCGGTGCCGCTCCTTCACGCATGGCTGTTTTTGGATTAGCCTTCTTCAAGGGTTTGGAGTCGCCAGCCGAATCCTCTCGCTCTACACCGCCACCCTCGTGAGGGTTCATACGAGAACCAAGGCTTTGCATGTCACTTGTTTCTTTAGCCTTCTTTTTCTTAGGTGCGTCCTCAGTTTCAATGGTGCGTCCATTGGTGGTAAAGTAACCACTCTTGGTTTGTCCACCCGACTCAGCGTGGAAGGAAGGATTGACATCGGTGATTTTCTCAGTCTTGAATCCCGGTTCGGCTTTTTCCATTTTGCCTCCGCAACCCATCTTCATACAGCCACCCATTTTGTTCATTTTAGAACCGCACTTAGGACAGTCTTTACAGTCACACTCTCCTTCTTTACAGTCACACTTTGCTTTGGAGATTTCCAAAGCATCAAGCCGCTGTTTAAGTTCAATAGCCTTTGAAATGTATTCGTTACTAACTGCTCGTGGTTTCATTGTACTGCCCCCTTTGCTCCTACGGCCATTTCATGGATTTGTTCCCATGACATAGCGTGAATGTCCTCGTTACTCATTGTCCCAACTTGGGGTGTACTTTTCAACAAAGAACCCCCTTCAAGCGACATGTCTCCCCGAAATGGGTCAACTTGCAAATCATCGGTCAAGGGTGTAGCAACACTCACAAGTCCCATTTTACGAAGAAGTTGTTGAGGATTATTGATGATATTTCTTAGAGCCACATTTTCAGCCTTGATAAGCGAAAGGTCGGAATCCATAGTTTCCATTTTGTTGATGAGGACACCAATCAATTGCTCGGCGTTAGTGGAATCACTCATTAAATCACCTCAAAGACGACGACCGTAACTACCGGCACTTCGCTTGTACTGTCGCTTGTGAGCAGTGGATGACATAAAACCAATCCGTTCTCCCTTCAAAGCAGGTTGAGCGGCTTGTTGAGAATCCATTTTCAAAACTGGTACACCACCAGCGAAAATGTCCCGTGGACCTTGTGGTGTTACAACATCCGACTTGGTAATTTCTCCTTGCAAATCATCAGCGAGAAAGTCACTGAGTTTTTGAACTTCAGTGAGGTGTTGCTTGGCCATTCGGCCATCCCCACTTTCAAGAGCATCAAGAAATGCCTTGTTCGCTTGTTCCATTTTACGAGCCATCGGGTGCATCTTCAATAAGTCCATGTTAATCCCTGCTATGTGTTTCTCATGCTATTCGTCTTTAAAACGCTTACTGACCACGAGGGCGTCTTGCGTTTAGTAAAGCGTTACTCAAATTCTGTTGCATAGAAGGCTCCGGGCCTCTTTGTTGCACATTGGTGAATGGTGCGCCGCTCCCCATACTCCCACGGCGTTCCGGGGTCGCTGGACCCCTGTTACGCAGACCAACACCCTGCCCGCCGGGTTGAGGTGGAGGCATAACTTGTCTTGCGAGTTGAGGTGGCATTTGTGGTCCAGCACCGCCCATCGGTGGCATACCCGGTGGCATACCCGGTGGCATACCCGGTGGCATACCCGGTGGCATACCGGGTGGCATACCCGGTGGTGGTGCACCGCCCGGAGGTGCACCTTGTTGCGGTGGTTGAGGTTCGGGTCGCTTGTAAGTAAAGCGAATATCACGATTTGCCGTGTCTTCAATCAATTCGGGCATGAAACCAAGTTGTGCCATACGCTGTGCAACATTGAGTTCTTCCGAATCACGGCGCAGGCGAGTAATCTCATCTTCTTCCTCATTGGGGTACAGTGTTAGTTTCCAGTCACTTATATTCATCTGCTTTAACAAGCGAGGGAAAAGAACTTCGGTGTACACTTTTTGCCCAAACTCAACAGCACGATTGGTCACAAGAATTTGCATACCTTCATTGTTAAGACCGCCCGACTTACCACTGTCAATCATAAAAACAGATGATACACCGTAAAAAGCGGCTATTCTGTTACGAATTTCATCACGCACAGACATGTATTGCATTTCTTCAAGAGTGTCCATGAATTTAATCCAATTTACACCCCCACGACCACTGGAAGATTCAATTCCCACTTTAGGAATGTAATGAGGGTCACGCTCCATTTTCTCATCAACAGCCTTCCAAAAAGACTTCATTGACTCCAAATTGTCTGTTGTGACCGAAACGATTCCTTTGGGCATCCGACGCTTTTGATAAGCGGTGTAAATGTAATTGTCCATCGCTGTCAAGGTCATGGCTTGCCGCCACATGGTGTTGACCGGAGAACGCCCATACAATTTAGCAGGTTTGTACTTACTGACATGAAGAACTTCTCCTTCAACAAAGTATTGAGTTTTACCGCTACCGGCCATGTTCACATAGTGTACATCGTGTAGGTCTGCGCCGCATTCTTCACAGGTATCTTGTTCAGCGTGAGTTTTAATTTGGTCACGGTGTATCAAACATGTCTTGTAACGACCACCACGAACACCACGCTTGTCAGCGACAATACGCATGAAGATTGGGTCACCACGCATTATCTCTTTAACACGGAAAAAGGCAACTTCTTTGGATTTAGGGTCAATGAAATACTCTTTGACTAAAATCAAAAAGGCGTCGTCAACAATGTTGAGGTCAGCCTCTATCTCGTTGAGTACATGTATGAAAGATTGCTCCATTGAGTTTTCTTGCTTGAGTAACCATTTTGCGTATGTCAACTCATCAATGTCGGGTTTACGAACTGAACCACCACATTCGCTACATGTTTCAACTTCACTTTGAAATTCCTCGCTACATACAGTGCAAATGCGTGCAAATTTCTTTTCCCAGTAATAACCCCGGCGAAACATTTCTTGACGAAGTTTAGCGAGAACTGTACGAAGAATCAACGATTCATTGCTTACAGCATAAAGGGCGGGTATGGTGATACCTTGCGCCATGACGGGTTCTTGAATACCACTTGTCCACAACGGCATAGTTGGTGTTGGTGATTCCTTACGACGGAAGGGTGTACCCAACGCCGAAAGAAAGCGAGTAATTCTTCCTTGTTCTTCTGCCATTACAACCCCTCAGCATATCCACCAATAGTGTCAGCACTCAAGCCCCACTTGTTAAGAAGAGAAGTGGCTTTGTTTTTATGCTCTTTCCAATTGTTGTAAGTTACCAGTTGGTACAGTTCTGTCTTTCGCATGGAGTCTTTTTGTCCAATGTAATCTAAAACAGCCTTTGCCTGTAGCGATTTAAGTTTCAAATGGGGTAATACCCCTTTAAGAATTTCACGAATATCGTTCTTGGAAGAAAAAATAAGCCGATGAACTGGTTTGATGGTGTTTTTAGCCAATTTTTGGTCGGAAACGAGCCTACCGCAACCAATCATCTTTTGCAATTCCTCACAGTGAGTTTTTCCGTTACTACCACTGGCTACAATAGTAACACGGGGGTCACCTCGCTCGGAGATGAAAATGCTACCGTCAGCATCTACAAATCCGGCGGTGTATGCCCACATATCTTTAACGATGAAACCCTCAGTGCCCTTCTTCACAAAAGTTTGCCGTGTGCTTCCTTTGTAAACATCCACCTCTTCTCCATACATCTTCAGCAAAGCACTCATACGCCCCGGTGTCATAGATTTATTGATAATACCGTACCCCCGTCGTATAATTTCACGACTACCGAGTGCCCCTTCTTTTTCAAGAAGGTCGGAAGCAAACTCAATAGCAGATACTTCTGTTTTTTTGAGGTTATCCATTTGGTGAAGGGTGTTCCTCCACATTTTTTGTGCATCCTTTTTCAATTCATTTGCTTTGACCCAATTCTGCTGGTCCTCCGCTTCCCAGTCTTCTAATCCATTGAGATGCTGAAGAACGGTCATGGCTTTGAGGTATTGCTGACAGGCTTTCTGTAGGCTGGTACTTCTTGAACTACCGAATTTTCGTAATGCTTTGAGTGAGCGGTCGTTAAGACCAATGTTACGAATGACATCTTCCAATCCATCTGCCCAATCCAGCGATTTAATGGTAGCATCAACTTCCATCGCTTTAACACGACGAATATCTTTGATAATACCATCATATTCTTCTTTAAATGATTTATCATGTCGCCTCATTTTACGACACATGCGAATGATTGTGTTAGCGTCCTTTCCATACTTACTTTCAAACCATCCGTCGCCATTCATGGCAAATTGTGGCTTGATGTCATCTTGTTTTACAACACTGTCAATCACCCTCAAAGGCACATTTTCGGGTTGAAAATTAGGGTGTTGAGATAAACTCTTCAACACCGTGTTGGAGAAATCGTCATTCATTTGCAACGGTACATCGTACTCGTCACCTATGAACATACTCCCCCACATAATGACCACTCAATTGACCTTTGACTTTAATCCTTTTTCTTTTTGACGCCGACTTTCTTTGGCTTAGCGGTAACCGCAATCACCATGACCATACCTTTCTTGCCTTTCTTTTCATCTTTCATTGCTTTCACCACTGTTGGTTTGCCACCCACACCCTGCTTCTTGGCTCGCTTGCGTTTTGTTGCCGCACGCTTTTGCCCTTCGCTCATGGAGCCACTGGTGTTGGGAGTTTTATTTGACACTTTAATGCTGGGACGACACTTAGGGTAACCTTTGGAAGATTTGCTGGCTTTACTTCGTCCACAAGGAGGGTGCTTACCATCTTTGTCTTTACGAGATACATCCACCCACTTTTCCTTGAACCAACGATTCAAGTTTTTCACAATGAGTACATCATGACAGGTGCATCGGTCGGACATTCAATATACACCGACCATTTTTTTCAACGACTTCTTTTGTTTATCAAGTAAAGAATAACAAGGACATTTAGGGGATGTGGCCGAACATTGATTTCCCTGTATCATACATACACAAGGAGTCTTTTTGTTACCACCACAGCAACACTTGTCTTTTTTGAGTTTTACCTCACTCCCTTCCTTTGATTTAAGAAAAGCCATGACATAATCTATTTCAATCATTTCTTCTTCCCCTTTTTACCCTTAAATTTACCACGGCAGTATTGTACAGCCCATCCGTTAGCATACGCTGAGGGATAAACTTTGAACTTACGCTTCGCCGCCGCTTTACCTTCGGGACAAAGTTTCTTTTCAAGAGCGTCCCAAGCGGTACCCATTCCAACACAGTGACCGCAATCGCAACTCATTCAAAACCCCCAGTCATCAAATGGAAACATTATGGTATCATCCACCCATCAGCCGGATTGTCGTTTTGTGAACGGTGTGGTTTACCACGAATCCACTCATCAAAGCCCGGTAGTACATCATCAAGAAGAACAACTGAGCCTTTGAACTCTTTTGTACCCCAATTGGCCAATGCGAGAGACATAGCCAAGTCGTCATGTGTACCAACACTTTCCAACTTCCCGCTCTTTTGCATACCGAAACGATTGAGTTCAGTTTCTAATTTATGAGTAAATTCACGGCTACGCTTGTCTCCATATGGTGTTTGTATCTTACCCTGCTCAAACGCCATCAAGAGGGACATAAACAGACTCTCCTTGCGTGTACGGGTCGTGATGAAAGTCTTGATGGGGATGTCTTGCCTCATCTCAAGCAACTCGGCTTGAAACATGCGTTGGAAGTTGTTACCTTCCAACTCAATCAAGTCGGGCTGAAAGCGATTGTTGAGCATCATGATTTGATTCTTTTGTGCCAGCCCAGTCATACCTCTTTCATGCACAATCCCAACAACCTGTTTTACATCTTCTTCGGGTAACATACGCAGAACAGTCATGGCTGTAAAGTCAGCATTCTTATCCGAAGCAATGGCTGTGTCCCATCCAATGAAATGTTGCCCGAAAATTCCAGCAGGTTCACCGTCAGCATCGTATTCTGTATCTGCTCGGTCAAGCAACACTAAATCCTTGTTACGGGCTTTTTCCAATATATCATGAGGGAACATACTTGCAACATCGTGGATTGGTTCACACAGGTACTCACGAGAAAATTGAATGGCTGGCATAGTCAAACGCCGCTGGTCAAGTGACTCTAAATCCCAGCGTTCGGGCCACAACGCCTCACCTTCTTTGTTGATAGCAGGGTATGTTTCAACTTGGAAAGTTTCAGTTTGTTCCAACTGAGAATACAAATCGTTGTATGAAAACGGAGTACCCACCATCATAAGGCGACCTGTGTGGTGAAGAACAGGGAGAAGGACACCGTAAAACCAATCTGCGGCACGCTGAAGTTCAGTTCCCGTTGTTCCCCACAAGATGTCGTCACAGACCACAACATTCGGGTGGAAACCACGGGTACCACCACCTGTTGACTTTGCCATCATACGGCTACCGTTATTGAACTCAAAGTAGGTCTTTCGCCAAGGGCGACCTTCGGGAATGAGGAATCGTAAGCAAGGTGTACCTTCTATGTTGTTGCGTATGAATCGCATGTGTTCAAGCGTCTGCTCAAGAGAATGTGAAAAAATCATGACATGTGTTCCCGGTTGAAAGGCGGCAATCCATAGGGCATAAGACATAAAAAATACGGACTTACCGTGGTCACGAGATGCTTTTACACAGTAATAACGATGTTCAGCCAAACCCTCGTCCCACGATGCGTGATGAGCGGAGTAGTCAAATCCTAAAATTTGAGTGAAGAAGTATTCAAACGACTTAGCAGACATCTTCCTGTCCATGTCGTGAATAAAATCTTCCATGTCGCTCATAGAATCACTCCTTCAACACTTTGTCCATGTACACTCGGAAGGCGAGCAAACCTGCTACATGGGGGTCGGCTTTGTGAAGCATGTCGCCAAACTGGTCAAGCACATATGTAGCAAAAGACCTATTCCATTGGTTTCTATCTGCCCATTCCCGGCTTTCGGGAGTGCCTAATTTATGTGTATTTCCTTGAGGAGATACATATACCGGCGCAGGATTGGGGGGAAGGGGTGGAGGATTTGGTCCAGTATTCGGAGCGTAGGTTGGGAAAGAAAGTGTGCCTTGCTCTTGGTGTGTTACCCCGTCCACCCCATAGCCACCGGGATTCTGTGTTGTTGCTTGGGGAGGTACGGCAGGTGCGGCAGGTGCGGCAGTTGGAACGCCTGTATTTGCTGTCGCCTCTACCAAACTGGGGTCAAGTGGTGCCGCTGGCTGAGTTGGCTGAGTTGCCGTTGCCGCCGGTGGCTGAGTCACAGGAGGTGGACCTGTTGGCCCTCTCGCTCCTGTAAAGGTAGGGGGTGCCCTTCCTGTTGCCCCCGTAGCCTCCCACTGCGCTTGGTACGGATGAGCAAAATTAGTACCACCCATTCCGGGGGGAGTAGCACCAGCACGAGGCCCACTTGCTGGTACTGGTAGTCCAGCAGGGGGTTGCTGAACGGATAGTGCGTGTGTTTGAAGTTGATTTTGAACACCCTGTGGATTTGTGATAGTGTCCCCAACATTGATTCTCAAGTCCGTGAGAGCGTTTATCTTCTTCGCTCTTTGTGCATTTTTCCTTTTTTCAATCTCCATTTGTTGTTGCTCTTGAGCAGTTTGGCCACTCATGCTTGAAGGGTCCAGCGAGGCATAAGTTTGACCAATAGTAAGTGGCGCAGTAATGTTACCTCCATGGAGTCGTTGGGCCGCATCATTGGCCGCTAAAACAGCCGCCGCACCCTTCCCTGCAAGATTCAAACCGGCGTTGATTTTTTGCCATTTACCGGCAGTGGGGTCAGCAAACAACCTTCTCGCTAAAGCCCCAGCAGAAGGTCGTCCATGAGAAATATCGCGATAATTGACGATGCCATCTGCTTGCTTACGAATCAAAACTTTCTTACTCATCGTCGCCCACCTTTTACAATTCGCATGACATCATCCATGGTGCGGTCCATAGATTTGTAGTATTCACTGAGAAGATTCTGTTGAGGGTCTGCCATAAGGCGTTGAGCCGCCGCATCCATGGGAGAAAGAGGTGCATCGCTCATCGGCATGGGCCTGCGACGACCGGATTGCTCAAGCAATTGTCGGAATTGCATGGGTTCAAGTTGTCCGATTTGTGGTCGCAGTTGTTGATACTGCTCTCGTGGTGTATGAGGATAGGAAGAAGGTGTCGCCCGAACCGGAGCCGGAACCGCTGGAGATAAAGCGGGCTGAACAGGAGAGGAAATTCCCTGCGGGTCGGGCGACTGTGTAAGGGACGGGTCAAAGGACTCCGTTGGAGCGAAGTCATGGACTTCGTGAAAGTAGGCATCCATGTGTGGGTCAAGAGGAGGCATGGAGTATTCCCCCGTTTCAGCGTTGAGTTCGGGATAACCACCAATGGACATCCCCGGACGGGCTGTGGTAGGAATATCACCAAGTCCACGCTTGACTTCGTGGCCTTGTGCGCTGGCTTGGTGGTCGGCCAATGCTTCAAGAACACCACGAAATCTATCCACTTGGTTCATGAGATTATCACTGTGGTGCATACCCATTGCTTGCAACTCGTCAGCAGAAATAGGATGCTCACCAAATCGGCTACGGCCCTCTTCACTTCCTTCACCCGATGCACGAGCAAGAGCAAACATACGCTTAGCCGACTCGTGCATTCCTTTACCACCCTTGTTACCTGCTGAAAGGTACTTGGCCTGTTCACCTGCTGAAAGCATGTCATCGGACGCACCGTACTTTTCCATCATGTGGTCGTACAACTTTTTGAAATTGCCTTGCCCGCTACGACCAAACAGAAACATCATAGCAGGTACATGAGCCATGTCCTCTATCAGTTTATTTCGCAAATCGGGTGTTTGAAGGATTTCGTGAAGTGGTCGTTGAATCATGTTAGGGGCACCAAACGAACCAGTATTGACAGTGACATCCACATTGGGAATGTGTTCCATACCTTGTTGTAAGGCACTTTGAATCATTTTTGATGCCGCTTGATATAACCCATTTTTATGTTCCCAAGAACCGGCTTTTCCCGATTTTTGTGTACCTTGCTTGTTTAAAGCAGGATAAAAGAAAGCATCGGGAAGGTGGTGCATGACTTCCCAAGTGCGTACACCCTCGGTTTCCCCAAAATACCCTTCCGGGCCACGACTCATCATCGCTTCGTCAACATCAGCACCATGTTGCCCCTTATTTGAAACGAGGAATTTTTTAGGTGTAAGAAAGTAGGGTTGTAGCCAAGGGTAGTCAAGAATCTTAAGCCCTTGTCGTATTTCTTGTGTTGGAATACCCATATCCTCTAATTGGTGAATTATATTACGGTGAAATGGAATGTAGCCACCCTCAACGAATTTACCTATTGGGGTGTCCATCTGATTTTTATTGGTAAGCATGGTGATTTTGGTACCACCTTGAGTACGAGTAGGCATAGTGTTTCGCTCTCGTGTTACATCCCCTTCGGGCATATCCGAAGCCCTAATTTTACGCCATTCGGGGGAGTCAAAATCAGCCAGCGCATGTGCGTCACCATGAGTATGTGTGTCATTAAACTCGTTTATTGCGTTGTTAATAACCTCGGATGCTGGAATGTTGAATCCCCTTGCACGAAGGAAATCACCAAGTTTGCGTGCTACTGCATCAATTGGGTGGTGAAAATCCCCAAATTGTGTTTTGTAGGATTTTTGACCATGTTCCCCAAGTGCCCACTCGCCCGGTAAATGATTTCCTACACCATCGTGAGCGTGTGCAGGAAGGTCATCCTCTCCTTCGGGGCGGAAAGCCTGTGGTGGTGGGTTGCGAAAAATTTGTGCTCCCGCTGGGCCGTGTCCAACAAGGCTCCATGCCTTCTTAATTGGCCGACCCACACGAATCATCACATTCCACCCCGTCTGCTGTTAATTATACCCACAGGGTCCAACCCAAATGTTTTGGGGTCAGTTTCAAGATTTTCAGTCGGCCCTTGGGGGTCTTCGTCATCGGTCGGTTTGACACCAGCAGGGTGACCGGGTAAATCAGCGGCATCTGTCGCTGTCAAATTTTTCTTAATCTTTGCCTCTCGCTCTTTGGCTTGGATAAGCCGTCGCATAAGGTTGAGCAATTCAATACGATGAAGGCTGTTTCGTGCTTTGAGAATTTCACTTCGGTATCGCTCTTCACTCATCATGATGCTTGAGGATGGGGAAGGCATAGCGGGAACGCTGGATTGCATCTGTGGCATCATAGGTGGGGTAGGAGGCATAGGTGCGCTCATACGAGGCATACGAGGCATACGAGGTTGACGCATACGACGAAGAGCAGGACGGGCCAACTGGCCTCGTTGTCCGGGCATTAACCCACCCAGTCGCCCAGCACCAGTTGGTCCTGCCCTGTTAGAGCGTACACCATACCTTGCGTGGGGTGAGAAAGTGGTCCTCGCTCCACCTAAAATTTTACGAGCCTCGGATTGTCCTTTGTAGGCCGTGTATTTTTGCGGGTCTTTAGACAACGGTTGTTTAGTTTGAATACCACGGTGGCTCATCTCAACCGACAGATGCGGTTTCATCAATCCAGTCTTTTTTCCACTTTTGATACCACGCATCTGTGCTTTGAAGCGGCGCATCGTAGCACCGGCACCACCAGCCATTCCTCCGGGGGGTGTCTTGAACTGGCCCGTAGAGGGACGGAATTGCTGGCGAGCCTCACGCTTGCGTCGTCCTGCGATGGTGCGTGGTGTTTCTCGCTTGAGCAATGTACTCCAAGCATCCTCCATCGGTTCGCTCATAGCGATTGGAAGGCCGGGACTCATGGCTGAGCCTGTTCCGCTTTTTGCCCCAGTAGCGAGGTCAAGAAGCGTACCCCGACTACCAGCAGGGCCACCCTGTAGTCCCATTTCACGCTCATCATCACGCTTGTTGCCATCATCAAGCGGATTAGAAGATTCTTCCCCACTCAAACCCTGTGTAGCACGAATTTTAATATGTTTAATTTTGTCACGCTGAGCCTTCTTTTCTTCAACCCTGCGCTTTTTTTCTTCACGCTTTTTCTCATTATAGTCCGGGTCAGCAGGACTGTATTTATCTTCATCCTCATTGGCTGAAGAGTACATCTTATCCGACTCACTACGAGGCGCATACATGCGAGTGTCCGAACCACGACCCATTGACATCATTCAGCCCCCATGTTTTCTTGTAACTGTTTTTTAATTCGCATCCATGTGTCGGGGCTTTCTTTACCCAACTCCACTTGCAAAATGTTGAATGTTTGATTGACTTGTTGGCCGTCACCTTTTGGTCCCCATTGGTCTTGAAAGCGCAACAAGTCTTTGACGGTTTCACGAACTTCCTTGTGCAAAGCCACGGCATCTCGCACAAACCCATCTTCGTGTACGGTGCCCTCGTTAAGCAACTCGCTGAGTTTGTAATTTAATTTTTCAGCATTTGAGCGTAGTAAAGAAATTTCATTTCCAGCGGTTAGTGCAACCTCAATGGCCGCAGACTTTTGCACAAGTGGTTGGAAGTGATGCTTCATGTGATGGAACACATTATCCACTGATATACCCAAGTCTTGAGCGATTTGCTCACTTGTACTACCGTCTTCGTAAAAGACACGCTCGTATTCGCCACGCATCGGCGTAGTGCACAAAGCACATTCTGTATTTGCCGCCATGTGGTAATCTCCCATGTGATTCCGGTAATGTCGGTCTGCTGTATTGGCTCGCCAACCCATGTCTTTATCCAATTGACGAGCAGATATGAAGCCTTGAAGCATCTGTTCTTCAAATGAATCTCGGTCTTCACAGACGCAAAAAGCACAAGAACGCTTTATCACTCGCTCCCCCGCCATAGCGGTGTTAAGAGGGAGGAGTTAAAAACGATTCCGAATTAAAAATCTTCATGAGAAGGGTACCTCGTGTGGGTAAAGTTCCTCTTTCATACGAAACCATGCGTAGTCTCACCAACGCAGTTAAGGATAAAGTGTTGGGGCGTGAAGCACCGGAGATTTTACGGGAAGAGCGATTACGGATTTGTTACACATGTCCATTTAAAGAAGATACGAGATGCCGACAATGCGGCTGTTTTATTAAAATAAAAACCGCACTGCTATCTTCGGAGTGTCCAATCGGAAAATGGCCTTCAGCGAGTGATGCGAGAATAAACAGCACTCAAGAAAACAACAGTACCGAATAGGGCCACCATCAAGTAAGAAGCATTGGTTGAGCCGATTTCGTTTCCTTTGAGAAGCAAAAGAAGTGAAAGCGTGATGATAGCGGCCAAAATCTGTACCATAATCATGTCAACAATGACACTACGATGAGGATTAAGGACATTTAATGAAGTTGCGGCAAACGAATTACCAATGAATTGCTTTTCCATCATCTCAGCCCCAACATTCCCCTTGCAACGCTACCAACACCACCGCCGACTTTTTCCATCATACCTTCATCAGCCAAAGCCGCTGAAAGCGCACCACTCATCATATTCTGCTGAGAGTAAGCGGCAATTTGGCTTTGTCCTTGCTCAGCCAATGTGATGTTTTGTTGTGCATTACTTTGTAGTGTATTGAACTCCGCCTTGATGTTTTCAGCACTCATGGTTTGAAGATGGGAGGGCAATTTCGTAATGTCCATTTTGAGATTTCCTTCACCATCTTCAGCGAATACTGCGTTTTTCATCACTTCAAGAACACTGAAACTTACAAGGTTGTTGAGCATTTGTACGAGAGTCGCCATTTGTTGACTTGCCACAAATCTGTCCATAGGTACAATACCACGAAGAAGCATAATTTGAATTTCAATATCACTTGGTGGGGCAACTGGTTGTTGACCCCACTGGCCAGCCGCACCGTTAGCCATACCACCAACAAAAGGAGATTGCGGTGTTTGTGCAAACGGATTTTGCTGGGGTTGCTGGGCTGGCCACGGTTGTTGATGCCCCGAAACTCCTAAATTCAGCGTTCCATTATTCATCGGTGGTTGATTGTTTCCGCCCAGTCCCAACATGTCACTCACCTAACCCAGTACCTTCATGTTCAAGATTGTTTTGTTGATTCATCATGTTTTGAAATGACGGAGTAGGTTGATTCATCATAGCCAGTTCATGCTCAAAAATTCGCAAATCAAACACCACCATGGTCACATCGTTCTGTTTAGTAACTGGATTTTTGTAGTGTATGATGTTGATACCTTCGGTTTTCTTTGAGTCTCGCATCAACTCATCAAAGAATGGTTCATATTTTTCCAACATAGGAGGTGTTCTATCCTTCTTTGCAATAGAGGCAACGGGTACAGTGACAACACTGACACCACGCTTTACTTGGTCACGAAGACGGCGAGGGTTGTTTTCTCGTACTTTTTCTTCTTCTGCTTCCCATTTGCATAGCAGATGATAGAGATGAAGATGTTCGGGGCAATAAGTACCCCTCATTTTTCGCCCATTGGTCACTTTATCTCTTGCAATAAACGCTTCTGCTTCACCTGTTACTGGATTTCGCCAATACAATTCCCAAAGACTCTTTCCTGTATCTTCATCTGTTATCTTGGCGTACAGATTGTCATACTGAATGAGTGTAGCACAGTCGCAACCATCTACCACACATACATGTGTTTGCTTGTCGTACCTGTATTTACGACCAAGGAATGTTCTCACTGGATTGAAAATACTGCGTTTAGAAGGCATCAACAAAGAATAAGCCTGTTTGATGTCTTTACGACGAGCCTTGTGGGGGTCGGGGTGACGAGAAGGATAAAAATTGACTTTAGGAACTTGTAAATTGTTTTGTTCTGCTACATTTTGCATTTGTTGTTGCGCTGTGGCCTGCTCCATGAGTGCGGCATGGGATAACCCACCGTTACCTTGCTGTGCGAGTGCATACAAGTGTGCTTCATTAGCATCCCCAAGACGCTGTTGTGGTTGTTGTCGTGTAAAATTCATCATGAAACATCACCTTTGAACTGGGCGGCGTACCCTTTTTCGGTACGAATCAATTCCCATTCAATCTTTGCTCCCTTTTCAAGTTTCATCATTTCAGCAATCCACATTGGGATTACTGTTCGCACACTGTTGCTGGATTGTCCCACTGAAGCCACTGTAGTTTTCGTCATTTTATCACCTAAGTCGTCAAAAGAGAAATCATGGTTGTATCAACATTCCAACCAATTCGTGTAGCCATAAAGGAGCGGCGTGTAGGCACCCCTGCTTTTTGTAAGCGAACTAAATCATCACGAAACGCATCAAAAATTTTGTGCTCACCGATACGCTCTTGTTGCCAAAGCATAACCGCTGTATCATCAAAAAAGCGGTCTGCTTTATTTGCGACCAACATAATGAGTTTAGGGGTGTATTTTTTTCCCCGCCATCTGCTCCGAATGTTGCGATAACGATATTGCCTGTTTACTACTGCATCAACGAGATATTTGAATCCGGCAATTTGCTGAAGTGCTTCTTCCCCACCTTTGATAGCACGGTCATCAAACATGTAAACAACACATTCCACATTACGATTCACCATGTCATCAATCCACAAGTTCCAAAATCGCTCTTGACCGCCTACATCAGCAGAAAATACAACTCGTTTTTCACCCTTCCAAGACACTCGCTTACGGGTTGGTTTGGGTAAGTTGTAACGACCTAACATTTTGAAATGTGTTGTCCGTTCTTCTTCGGGAATTTCTTCCATTTCTCCCGGTGTTGTCATATAACGGTCAAGTGTGGTTTTACCTGTTAGTCCAGCACCGTAAATACCGACCTTGCGTGGCCTCCATGCGTTGAATATGGCTTTTCCCCACACCATCGCTCCGACCATCGCCGTACCAGCAGGTTCAACCATTTACAAGCCCCCAAAGCCAGTCTGCGACATCTTGAACTTTTTGCCACATCCATTCCACTGTGTTTTCCCATGCTGATTCACCTGTATAAATTTCCCAATAACTGGTACCAAGTATGGCAACCAAAACAAAAAGAAAAGTGCGTAGCCATCCAACGCCCTTTTCGTAATAATTGTCCAGTGTGTTTTGTGTGTGCATTGCACGAAGCGTGGCTTCAGTAGAGTCATCCGTAGGTGTTTTGAAAATACGACCCACATCATCACCACTCAATCGCTCTTGTAACGCTTATCGGGCGTACCGTCTTTTTTGACGGGTACATCCTCATCTTGCTTGATACCAAGATTTACTGGGGTTTTAATTTCCGCTGAATGTTTCGGTGGATTGGTGATAAGTTTGTTTTCTTGTTGCTCAACCAACGAAGGGGCACCACCGGGAACGCCCCAAGAAGGGGGCATCTTACCGGGGTTTTTCTCCATCCAACTCAACTCAGTTTCCAACTGCGCCTCTTGCATACGCAATTCCATTTCGGCTCTCCGGTTATCAAAATTGTATTGCATACTGCGGTACCGGCCTTGCCGCTGTCGCTCCATGTTTTGCACTCTCACACGCTCTTGCATGTTTTGTTCAAAGAACATTTTGAAGAAATAGTAGGCAATACCCTGTACAAAGAAAGCGGCCATGGCATAAGTAAAACCGTTTACCATTGGGTCTTCAGTGTTCAACCACATGTCAGCATCAAACAAACCGATGGCCAAACCAACCAGTGCGGATTGCGCTAAAATCAAACCCATCAAACGGATTTCGGCTTCGGAAGTGTTACCATTCGGTTGCATTGTCCTCACCCATGGTCAAAATAGTGGTCAATATAAGCGTTTCGCTTTCGTCACTTTAGTCAAAACTTCACTCACCATTTTTGACCCCCCAGTTTACTTCATTTATTCACTATATTCTATAATTATATTATATTAAGAGTAGTACCTATGAGTAAAGTGACTATTCCAGTTACCTCATTTTAGGTGAAGTGAAGTTTGAGTAAAGTGAGGTAAGTGAATACTCACAATTCCCGAAGGGTTCCCTTGTCTTTGAAGTGCCGTGCCCTGTTTTCATGCTCGCTTTCAAGGGTTAATTTGCCGCCCTCAGTGTGACTTACATCTTGGTGATTATGACTACCATAGATACCACGGCGGCGGCGTTCACGGTTCAAGTCCTCCCGATACTTCACCCGTTCCGGGCTGGACTCGTACTTCTTGTCGTACTCCAACTTGTGCCGCTTGGCTTCGGGGCTTACACGCTCTTTGAGCAGTTGGAAAGCGATGTTCATTGGTTCGCCTGTGTAAATGTCTTGAAAACCTCGCCCTTTCATTCCCTCAACTTCCTCTAAGGTGTTTGTTGGACCGTGTGCTGAATGAGTGGAAAAACTGGTAGTGGATGTGGGGTTCATTTTCATTCCCAAAAAGGATGACGATTGTGGCTCATTGAGTTCAAAGGGTACATTTTCCAATGTCCTTAAATTACTCTCTCTACCTATTCCTTCAAAGTCCACAGGGGTTCCTTCTAATTGATTTTCAATCATAAAACCCATATGTTCGGGGTCGGCGTGTTCGGGGTTTCCCCATCCTAAATTGTGAGCACTCCAAATCGCATTTCCCTCGTTATCTCTTTCAAAGGAAAAATTGGGGTCATCAAGCATGTCCCGAATATCCCCTTCAAACCACCCGTTATGTAAAGCATTCAACGCTTGGTGGCTCATTAAACCGTAAGGACGGGGTAATGTCCTGTCCATACCGGGTTGTGCATCAGTGATTTGATAGTCAACATAGTCTTCATAAGAACCCTTGTCCATAAGTTTTCTTTTGACTTCTTCAACATCATACGCTTTGAGCAGTTGGAAAGCGATGTCCATTGGTTCGCTAAGGCGAAATTCATCATCAACAGTTCGGGGTTTCCCCCACCCCGAATACTGCGACAATGGACTTTCTGCACCATGTGGTAAAATGTTGAATGATTCCATGGCCCTTCCTGCGGGTTCATTATAACCAAAGGTGCCGGGAGCATAATCCTTCATTTTTCCTCCTACAAGATTGTGTATAGCCATTGGCACTTCTTGTCTTGCGAAGGCACGAGAGGGTTCTGTGAGAAGAACCGCTTGAGAAGGGTCAAAACCACCCGGCATGAACCCTTCTGTTTGTACACGCCCTTCTTTTTGAGTGGCGTGAAACTCCGGCTTTTCAAAGGAACCAACTAAAACACTCGGTCTTCCACCCGGTTTACCCATTGAGCCGGGTATGTCGGGCATAGTAACGCCGCTCATTCTTGCTTCGGGGTGTATCAAGGGTAGAAATGATTGTAATTGAGGGGGATAAGTAAACGCCCCACCTTCATCCACATATCCTTGGTCTGTGATTTTTCCACCTTGAATACCCGGAACAATACTTTTCATTCCTTCAGCGGTTTGTTCTAATTCCCAATCTCTTATTTCGGGTCTTAGCGGTATGTTTTCAATGTTTTTTGCATCCTCAAGAGACATCAAACGAGCCTGTCTTAACACACTGCGTAAATCCTCAGTGGTATCAAAATCCTTTGACCAATGCCGAGGCAAAGCCTTCTTGACCAGCACGGGCTTCATGTGAAACGCACCCCTGTTTTCTTTGGATAAAGTACCGTGTTATCTTCATCTACATATGAAAAGGGTAGTTTTTCCTGTTGCTCTTCCAGTTGACGGATGTAATTCGCTTTTTCAGCGTCGGTTAAAATTGCATTCTCCAGCCCGAAATGCCCTTCTTCCCACGACTTAGGTATAGCGTTTTTAAAAGCATTTTTAATGGCATTTACCGCTGGTTGGCTTTCCCGCCGCATTTTATTTGAAAATGTTGGTATAACACCTTCATACCATTCTGCGTCGTAAGGAAATTCGTGACTCATATATTTTTTACGGGCCAATAGTAATGGCACATCTAATGGGGATATGATACCATCTCTCACTGCTTCCATTATTTTTTCCTTATCGGTTTTTGGTTCAACAATTGTCGGCTTCATTACAGGTAATACTCTTGAAGAATCTTTTCCTAAATTGGCTCTTGATGCAGGCATAGCACCTACTAAGCGTTCCGGTGGTATGGGTGCTGTAAAACCACCTTCTCCACCTTCAAATGTTCTTCTTGCAAACGCCTTATCGCTTGGCCTACCGAATCCTCTTACTCCAACATACCCCCTTGGAGTTTGTCGTGAAACATTAGCGGCTGCATTTCGTGTTATGGCTTGTTCCATAGTTGGGCCGACAAAACCTATGTTTTCAGCAGGAAATTGCTTTCCGGGTTCTATATCGTCTATTTCCCACCTTTCGTTTACATGTGAAAAAGGGAGTGGTTTTAATCCAAATCCACTCCCCTGTCCCACATGCTTGATGTCGGCTTCTCCCATTAACTTAACAGCATCTACAGGGGGTACCTGTCCGGGCAAGATGTTCCCTTCTTCATCATAATACGGCCCTTCAGTGTGATACTGCCAGTCATGTTCGGGTATCGTAGTTTGCCGACTATAGTAATCACGCAAAAATGGCATTACTTCGTGATTATCGTGCATCCCGATGGCAGGAAACTCACGCATAGCGACACCACTTGCTAACGCACCTTCAAGCCTCATACCCTCTAAAAATTTCCTTCCTGTTTCACCCGGATTGTGTTTTTCTCTTTGTCTTTCTTCCACAGACGAATCTCGCTCACGCTCAATAAGGGGCATTCGCATACCGTACTGTTCGGGTGACATTAACCCCAAGTTTTCATCCCCCAACACCGCTTCACGAATTTGTTGTTCGGTGGGCATAGGTGGGCGAACTGCCACTTCTTGGCGAGGTACACCGAAATCAGCAAGAGTAGCCTTGCTTATCAGCACCCTCGCCATGATTTTCTTATGAGTGAATAATTTAAAGATATATCCCCTCATGCGTAAGGCATGAGCAGGCGTGTCGCTATTCGCAAAGCACCGCCTGTTGCCGCCGCTGGTGCTGTTGCCGCCGCTAATGTTGTGACGAATGTTGTAGCAGGACAAGCGGCTAAAAAAGTCGCAAAGGAAACAGCAAAACAGACTTTTACTGACAAAATAAAGGACGCCGCCGCTGAACGCATAGCGGGTGCCCCACAAGATGTTGGAAATAAAATTGCTGAGCAAACAAAACAAAGCCAACAGAACATGGAACAGCGTGGCCAGCAAATGGCCGACAAAGCCAAGGCTGGCTCGCAAATCACCACGGGAGAGCCTATGGATATGTCGTGGCGAATGCTGAAGGACATGTATTTTACTTCACCTTTCCGAACACCCGAATACGCTCAATCTCGCCAACGAATCATTGACACGAGCATTGAAAATATGCAAAATCCCAATCTTTTCCAACCCAACCAGCACGGTAAAGTGCGAGCAGGTTTCGTTGAAGACATTCCTAAATTTGATACCCAAGGCAAATCAAACATAAGAGATATGCAGGGGAAAACAGAATACAGGGACACTGCTGATGATTGGACCTCAACACGATTTAATCCCGATTACATGTACGACCAAGAGCACAGTGACCCCAAAAGTTTCCCCGGAATGTACAATATCCCATCCCACCAACTGATGAACGCTCTTGAACAACACATTGATTTTACTGCTCTTCCAAAGTTCAACGAAGAAAAGGGTGGCTCCGACCGAATGAGAGGTGCTGTAAAAAATCTCTTTGAGAGTAAAAGAAGTGGCGTTGGAAGTAAAACAACTCAGCAATATCAGCCACTTCTCCAAGAAATGGCTTCACCGGGCTTGACCACAGTGTTAGAGCAAGACCATGATGTTGACTACGAGCAAATGGTTCGTCCAAAGAATGTTATGCGCCCTAACCTTGATTCCAAAGAAAGTTTACTTGCCGCTAATCGTCAACACAACGAGAACACTCGTGAAGAAAGAGAAAGGCGATACGCCGAAATGCTTGAGCAAAGGCGAAAGAAGGAAGAGGAAGAAGAGGCCGAAAGGAAAAGGGAAGTTGAAGAAAAAAAGAGTCAAGCAGAACAAAGCATGAGAGATGAAACAAAAAGAAAGCGTGCAGATACATTGGCCGCTAACAGGCAGGCTAAAGAGGATGCGGTAAGAATGAAAGATGAACTTGCCACCGCCGAAGAAACGATTGTGAAAGATAAGTTCCTTGATACCGATGAAGGAAAGGAAATAGCAGGCAAGTTTGACAACCTTATGGGTTACCCGAATATGTACACTTACAATAATAAACAGATTTCACCACAACGAATCCGCACATTACCAATTATGGAACAAGCGGTATTCAACCAGTTGGTTGCACGAGGCATTCTCAAATCATCACCAATGGACATGGCTTGGCGTATGCTCAAAGGCGAGTTGCAGTTGCCGCATCAAATCACCGAGGCACTGCGAGGTGACCTCACCACCCTTGACCGGGCGCATAAAATGACCGACACTAACGAAGGCACACTCATTGAGGGTATTCATCCCGACATGGAGCAGGTTGTAAAACTGCTGGCTGAGAAACACATGGGTAATTTGACACCAACAAAACAACGCCCAATCATGCCACTATTTTACGGCCCTCATCATTGAATTTTATTTTGCTCGCTATGAGTGATGCTTCTTTCAATACATTTTCATTTACACCAGTTTCAAAACCCCAAGCGTGTAAATTAACAACCAATGACTCAGTGGACAAATTTGCCCCACTGTTGGTAGCAAACGGACACCCACCAAGACCACCAATACTGGAATCAATCTCGTGAATGCCATGGAAGATGGCGTGACGCACTAATTCCATGGCTCGCCCTTCGTTGCCATTGTGATGCAGGTGGAGTGCTGGTCGCACACCTTCGTTTTTCGCCAATTCACCCACATATTCCATGTCCCGACGAGTCGCTACACCTACAGTGTCAGCAAACACCACAGTATTACCAAACATCTTGGCATCACGAATGCACGAAATGAGAGTGTTGAGGCGAGGTGTGCCGCTATGGGGTGAACCAAATGCCATGCTGATGTACACTCGCACCTTGTCTTTGGGTATTTCTTTCATGAATGTCTTGTACATCAACACAATTTCACTGCGAGTCTTGCCCATGTTGTTGATGTTGAAAGTTTCACACGGACTAAAAACGATGTTGAACTTGTCAACTCCAGCCGCCACTGCACGGTCATACCCACGCTTGTTCATGATTAAAGCGGCACCCCTGTCATACACTTCTTCTGCGTCAGCCATTTGCGGCACAAGTTTCGGGTGAGCAAAACTCACCTCTTCCACATGCTCTAAACCAGCATTGTACAAAGCGGCAATCAGATTTTGTTTTATCGGCGTTTGAATAAAATGTTCTATAGATTGAAGACCGTCACGAGGGCCGACCTCGTACACGGTGATATTCACTGAATCCCTCTCCGCATACCGTTGAAGCAGGCTTGATGAAACTCAGCCTCATCACCTTCTTTGAAAATCTCAACACCTTCACCTAAGTCATTGAACATCCAAACGGCTGTGCCCCACCACACCGTAATGAGTGCCACAAGCAAGTAAGAGAAGAAAAAACCGACCATGACACGGTGAGGCCGGTGCATAAAATAAACTTAACGGCTACTACAATCTGCTTTCAGCGGATTTGTCCGTTAAGGGCATACTTTCGGTAGAACGGAAACCCGGTCGGACGAATCTTGGTTGGCGAGCAGGGTCGCCTCGCTTGCGAGAGCGCATTGGGCCACGGGACATGGGTTCGTTACTCATCGGCACATCCGACTCTTGCATTGGGGGCGCAGGAGGACGAGAAGGTTTTGCGGTAAATGGATTGAATGACTCTTGCTCACGCATGCGTTGGCGTTCACGAATTGGCTCAAGAACATCATCAGCCATTGGCATTCCCATGGTTGCGCCCATTGGCTCGTTCTCGCCAAATGGCTCTAAGCCATGGATAGGCGATTCACGAGGAATTGAAATGTTAGCATAACTGGCCTCTTCATCCATTTGTGGGACACGGGGATTACCCTTTAAGCCACGCCGTGAGAATGCCTCGTTGCTGGTTCGTTGACCGATTTGCTGGCTAAGATTTTCGTCGCCAAGATGATTATCCACTACTTCGTTTATGTTTCTATTCATGTTGTAAAGGCTACCAGCCAAGGGCTTAGCAAACTTTTGATTGAGAAAATCACTTGTCATTCCAGCATCTCCGGTATGCAAATCAATTTTTGATTGAGGGATATTTGCTCGTGATAACTGGTGTTGCATCAATTCTTGCGCTAATTCCATGGCCCTTTGGTTAGGAATACCAAACATTCTCTCAATGTAATCAGAGGCGTGGTGCATGTAATCCTCATCATCGTTTTTGAGTAGTGCCCATGCAGACTCAAAAGGACTGGTCATAGCACGCACAGGGAGTTTTAGTATAAAAAATTGATTTTTGTAATTTTTTTTTGGGAACGCTATGCGTGCCCAAAAGAAGTGCTATGGGATAGCACCTTGCTATGGCTCCTTCTAAGGGGGTGCTATAGGGCCATGCTATGGGGTGGGTGGGCCGCAGTGCCCCACTCTATAGACCGTGGTAC